ACGAGGATGAGGACGACGACTTCGAGGATGAGGAAGAGGAGGAAGAACTGCCCCCTCCCCCGCCGAAGAAGAAAGCCCCGGCCAAGAAGACTCTGAAGATCACCAAGAAGAAGCCTGCCCTGCCTGAGCCGGATGAAGACGAGGATGAGGACGAGGAATGAGGCTTGACCAGATCAAGGCCCTGAAGCAGCCGAAGGTCTGGTCTCGTCCGAAGAACTCCCAAATCCTTCTGATGGACGGGGATGGCGCCTGCTACCAGGCTGCCTTCTCCGTCAAGACCCTCCCCACGGCTATCAAGCGTGTCCAGCAAGACGTTCTGACCAAGATGTTCATGGCAGGATGCGGTCGAGCCCGGGTGCACTTGACGGCCAAGGGGAACCGGAAAGCTGAGAGAGGCCGTGTAAGGGCCGCAAAGCCCTACCAGGGCTCACGGAAGGGTAAGCCTAAGCCTCCCCTATTGGAACCGCTCAGAGAGGCTCTAGCGGCCTCTGGTGGCCTCCCAGAGGTATCCTTCATCCTGCAGACAGAAGTGGAAGCGGATGATGCGATCATCATGGACAGCTACACCTTCAAGCACAATGGTGTGGTGGTTTCCCCGGACAAGGATCTGCGCCAGACGATCCACCCGTGGTATGATATCGGGACAGGCTTGGTGGACGAGGGGGCATCCCCTGGATGGCTGGGTCTGGTGGATATGGAGCGGACGGGTACACAGAAGCTGGTGGGCAGAGGCATGGAGTTCTTCTGGGCTCAGATGCTGATGGGAGACACGGCAGACAACGTGGCAGGGCTTACACGGTACGAAGGGAAGACCATCGGACCCATGAAGACCCACGACCTGCTGAACGGCCTATCTGAGCGGGACTGTGCTACCCTGGTGTTGGAGGCATACGCCAAGAACAACCAGAACGCCATTGCCGAAGCCTGGCTGCTGTACCTGCTGCGGAGTCCAGAGGACAACGTGATGCGGTACCTGGAGTCACTGAAGCTGCCCAAGTCAGTTCGGAATCAGATCGAGGAATGGTCTGCTGAAGACTGGTTCGACGACAACTACGAAGAGGAAGAGTATGAAGACTCTTGATGAGCTGTACAAGATGCGCGTGAGCGTGCGTGTGGAGTACACCGACGCTTTCAACCTGCAGAAGCAGGTGTACGAGCCGGATGCCTGCCTGGTCGCTACACTGTACGATGAGCTGCACCTGAACTTCGATGCACTGTTCGATCCCGACAACGAGGACGCCAATGACCCGGTGGAGATCCTCACCGAGGCTCTGTTCCGCAAGCTCGGGAGTGACCCGAGTGTCGGGGAAGTGAACTCCGTGACTGTCCAATTCCTGAAGGAGCCGAAGAAGCGTGGCAGTTAAGCTGCAGCGGTCCCAGATGACGGCGTACAGGCACAAGCTTCTGCGGGAGCAAAACGGCCTGTGCGCCATCTGCGGGAAGCCGCTGGACATGCTCAGAACCAAAGGGGAGGGTGTGCTGGACCATGACCACGATACCGGGCATATCCGGGGCCTCCTGCACCGCTCCTGCAACGCTGCGGAGGGCAAGGTCTCCAATGCAGCGGGGCAGTGGGGTGCGAAGTCCACGAGCTACCCCGATATCAAGGTCTGGCTGAGGCAGCTCCTGGATTACTGGGAGCAGCCCCAGAAGCAGTACATCTACCCCTACCACAAGACTGAAGATGAAAAACGCCAAGCCCGCAACAAAAAGTCCCGAGAGAAGCGAGCCGCAGTCCGTGCGCAGAAACTTCTCTCTGCCCGAACCGCCAAAGGGGCCGGGACCAAAGATCCTGACTCTTGACATCGAGACGGCGCCGCTGCAGGGCTACTTCTGGGGTCTGTTCGATCAGACCATCGGCCTGAACCAGCTCAGCAAGGACTGGTACATCCTGTCCTATGGAGCCAAGTGGGCTGATGGTCCTGTGTTCTATGAAGACGTGATCGACGATGGGTTCTCGGACGAGCATATCGTCCGGAACCTCCGCACCCTGCTGGACCAGGCCGATATCGTGGTCACTCAGAACGGGGTGAAGTTCGACATCCGGAAGATCCGATCCCGCTGGATGTTTTACGAGATCCCCGAACCCTCCCGCTTCGCCCAGGTGGATGTGCAGGTACAGAACCGCAGACTGGCCATGCACACCTCACAGAAGCTGCAGTACACGGCTGAGTACGTGGCGAAGTCCTACAAGGATCAGCACGCGAACTTCCCCGGCTTCGAGCTGTGGCGGGAGATCATCGAGAAGCGTCCACGAGCAGAGGAAGCCCGCCAGGAGATGCGCACGTACTGCATGCAGGACGTGGAAGCAACCTGGGAGGTGTACCTGAAGACTCGTCACCGCATCCAGAACCATCCGAACGTGGCTCTGTACTACGATGATGACAAGATGCGCTGTCGGGTCTGCGGGAGCACGAACCTGGAGGAAGTCGGCAAGGCATACACAAACGTGAACGTCTACCCGATGTACCTGTGCGAGTGCGGCGCCCATCTCCGGGGACGGTTCAGCACAACCTCAAAAGCAAAACGGAGGAACATTCTGGTATGAAGCAACCCAAGGAACTCCCGTGGGACCAGGATCTGTACCAGCGCCTCGATGCTCTCTGTAGCATCGGCGCCAAGGATCTTGCCATGGAGAAGGCAGCCCAAGTGCTGCAGAAGCTGGGCCAACTGTACGGCGGTACGGACTACGGCATCAAGATGCGGTCCAAGCTGGCTTCCGTCTGGGGCCGGATCCGCAAGGCTCACGATATAGACACGAAGATCTGACATGAGAACCCGCCAGGAAGAGTACCAACACGAAGTTCAAGCCGATGCCCTGGCCCAGCAACGCTTCCTGGCGGAACTGTCAGTGAAGTGTGAGACGGGTGATCTGTCCTATGCCCGGGCTCAGGCTGTACTCGCAAGTCTCCATGACTCAGTGAGGATCCAACTCCAACGCATCCTCGACAACCATGCAGTACACGGTAACAGAGGAGGGAAGAGTTCCAAGTGGGTACGGAACCTCGACCTGGATCGAGCAGCCTTCATCCTGCTGGAGACGACGATCAGGAACTGCATGCAGGGACGAGGACAGATAAACCTCGCCCTCCTGGCCAAGCGAATCGGCAAGGCCTGGGAGTACGAGGAAAACTGCATGGAGGTCGAGGATCGGAGGCCCCTTGACCTGGAGTACTTCGAGAAGAACAACTACGGCTACCGACGGGACGAGAAGCTCAAAGAGCTGATCAAGCGAGCCCTTGGATCAGCCATGGCAGCTCGGGAGGACGAGGAGCTGATCCAGTGGGGCCAATGGGGTCTGCTTGCACTTCGGGAGGCGGGGATCATCACTACCCCTCCCCAGGTCGCCAAGCAGCCCCTAAAGGCCGTTCTGAACCCCGAGGTGCTTAAGGTGCTCCTGACGTTCGAGCAGACCGACGTGGTGGGTGTATGGGACCGGCAAGAGGCCGCCATGCACTACCCTCCAGATCCCTACACCATGGCCACGGATGGCGGGTACATCTCCCCTACCCGGAAGCTTCGATCTCCGATGGTGCTCCATCGCAAGTACCGGAAGTCCCTACGCCGAGGGATCATCGAGTCCTTCACTGCTGAGAATCTCCCAGAGGTGTTCTCGGCTGTGAACTACCTGCAATCCATTCCATACGTCATACACGAGCCAACCCGACGTGCAATCCTGCAGGTGTGGGCCGCTGGTGGTGGGGTACTGTCGGTGCCTCGGAGTTCCTTCGAGACGGCACCTGAGTTCCCGTACCCAGACCACGAGGGTACCTGGACTGACACAGAGAAGAGTGTCATGGTCGAGTGGAAGATCAAGACGAAGCTGTGGGCCAAGCGGAGGAACGCATGGCAGACCCAGCTCCGTGACCTGAAGCAGCTACTGAAAGCCAGCCAATACCCAGCCGAGTACTGGTTCCCGATGTTCGTTGACTATCGCGGGCGCATGTACTACCGGGGGTACCCGAACCCACAGGGGACGGATATGGCCAAAGGTGTGCTGCACTTCAGGGACAAGAAGCCTCTGGGCAAGCGTGGTATTTTCTGGCTGAAGGTTCACATAGCCAACTCATACGGTTTTGATAAGGAGAGAATGGATGTTCGCGCACAATGGACGGAAGACAACTGGGACGCAATCTGCGAAGCTCTGGACCACCCCGAGGACTACTGGGAGCGGTTGGGAGATTCCCCATGGTGTACCTTCTCCGCAGCTTGGGAACTCCGCGAGGCATATCGTTCGGGAAGACCTGAAGAATATCAGACGGGAGTCCCCGTCGGGATGGATGCCACTTGCTCAGGACTCCAACACTTCTCAGCCATGCTCCGTGATCCCCATGGAGGAGTGTTAGTCAACCTGACCAACGGGGATGGCCAAGGCCCTAAGCAGGACATCTACAGCGCGGTAAAGGGCTGGGTGGAGGAGAAGCTGCGTCAGGAATGCCTCTCAGACGAGCCAGAACGGGCTCAGAGGGCCTCTTGGTGGTTGGCTAAGGGGATCACAAGGGCGATGGCCAAAAAGCCCGTGATGACCTATTGCTACAGCGCCACGATACGTTCTGCTGCCGAGCACTGCTTCCAGGAAGTTCTCCCCGACATCGAGTCCGGGGTGGCCACATGGAGGGAGCCGGGCTCTGGGTACCGGGACTGCCTGTACCTGGGGCGCCTGCTGTTCGAGGGGATTGAGGCCATGTTCCCCAAGGCTGCAGAGGCCATGGCGTGGCTGCGGAGACTGACGAAGCACAACGGGGATAAACCCATGCAATGGGAATCTCCGACTGGGTTTCCTGTGGTGCAGGATTGTCGGGAACAAACGACAATCGCATTACGTCTCCGGAGTACGGGTTATAAATTCATTCTCAAGCGGGAAACAGGCGGAATTAATATGCTGGAATCACAGAACGGTATTTCACCTAATGTGGTTCACTCATTAGATTCTGCCCATATGGCGAAGCTTGCAAATCGGATGAAACATAATGAATGCTCCCTCCTTGCAGTTCATGACTGCGCATCAACCCATGCGTGCGATGTCGATTTCATGCAGGCTTCCATCCGGGAAGTCTTCGTGGAAATGTACGCTGGGAACCTTCTGGATGACCTCCGGATGCGGATCGATCCGGACTTTGAAGCCCCGCCACCCCAAGGCGATCTTGACCTAGATCAAGTTCGATGGTCGGAATTCTTCTTCTCCTAAGTCCTTGATTTCTCTATCGAATTTTCTTGGCACCCATATTGGGTACAACACCTGACGGTGCCAGAAAATTCGTGGCACCCATGTTGGGTACAGAACCCACCGAAGTCCGACACCAGCGACGACCGACCGACCGACGTGATGCCCATGGGTATCACCGAGGGAGGGAGGGAGGAGCGGGAGAGGAAGGCGGGGAGGGAAGGAAGGGGGACTATAGGGGGATAGATAGGTAGGGTGGATGGTGAGGGTGAGGAGGGCGGGAGTAATAGCTATGAATAGATAGATAAAGATAAAGGGTCTTTATTCTATAGTTCAATAGTAATACTCCACTTCAATACTCAATATCTATTCTACTTAATACTCTGTAGGAATACAATCATGGAAACTCAAAAGGTATACTTCTCAAGATTACAGTTACAGGCTTTGAGAAAAGTATTTCCTACTACTGTCCTTAATCCTAAGACTACACCTGTAGAGCAGGTATGGTTTTACTTTGGACAACAAGCGGTATTGCAATACCTTGAAGGAGTAATCAATGCCCAGGATAGTAATCCCCAAGAGTGATGTTGCTTTTGAAAGCACAGTACTTTATCTCTGTGATAAGTACTTACCGAAAGCAAGAGATCAGTATCCGGTAATGAAAGCATGGAGTATTGAAAAGCATATAGGTGCTGTACTCTCAATGCTGAATACCGTTGAAGAAGCTTATCTGATCATCGATTCAGATGATACAGGTGAAGTACTCCGGTATGCGGTTGTAGGGAAAGAGCAAGACATCCATGTGGGAGATTGCTATAGCGTCCTGTGCAACTACAACCGATTCTCAGACCGTCCAGCGTTTGAGTTTCAAATGTACGTGCTATGCTTTGCGTTGGAGCGAAGCAGGAAGGCCGGGTACTCCTTCGTAACCTACACCCACATGCTCCGTGATGGAACAGGGTGTGTCACCAAGTTCAAGCGAGCATGAAGAAGACACGAGTCAACGTCGATAACTCGGGGATCGCTGCTGCACAGCAAGCCCAAGCGAATGCTGCACAGGCGATTGCCGATGCCAATGCAGCAGCCCAGGTGCTGAAGAAAAACACCAGCGCTGATCTGAGTACGAACAACATCGCCAACGTGGTTGCTGGAGGATCTGCCGATCAGGTAGCCGCTACTGGGGACTTCCTCCGCAAGCGGAAGCAACCGACATCGGGCCTTTCCTCGGCCCTGGGGATTAATCTGTGATCCGAACTCCTGAAGCAGTATTCACGGAGCTGCAGGACGCTGGGGTAATCAAGAACTCGAAGCAGTACGGGAAGTGGACCATCCCGTCCATCACAGCCAACCTCAACGGTATGCCCGTGCAGTACCAGAAGGCACTCCCCATGGATGAGGCAGCGGACCTCGGCGCCATCCTGGTGAACAACCTGGCTGCTCGATTGGTAGGTGTACTGTTCCCCGTCAGCAGGGAGTTCTTCCGTGTCCGTGCCACAGCCCCCTCGCTGAAGAAGAAGCTGGAGGAGCACGGGTACACAGAGACCAAGACAGCCGATGCCCTCACGATGCTGACGGTACAGGCCCAGCAGGCCCTGTATGGCCAGCGTGGCCATGCGGCCCTCATGCAGACTCTGCGGCACCTGATCATCACCGGCAATGCCTGCATCTACCGAGACTCCGACCGTAGGACCATGAAGGTCTATGGCCTGGGCAACTACGTGACCCAGCGATCCTTTGACGGTACCCTCGTGCAGGCTGTCGTCAAAGAAGGTGTCCCTCTGCGAGCCCTGCCCAAGGACATCCAGAACAAGCTGTACTCCCGGGACGGAATCCCCGAGAATCCGGACAAGATCGTCGTGGATCGGCACTGGTGGATCATCCGGGAAAATCGTGGCACCCATATTGGGTACACCGTTCGAGAGTTCGCCAAGGACATCGAGGTCAAGTCTCCAGACTGGTACCGGGAGGAGGAGCTTCCCTGGATCTTTGCGTACTGGAACCTGGTACCTGGCGAGCATTACGGCCGCTCCCACGTCGAGGAGTACGCCACTGGCTTCAAGATCCTGTCCCGCCTCAATGCAGCTTCCCTGAAGTACGCCATGGGGATGCTCAGGGTGATTTTCCTGGTTGGTCCTTCCGCTGCTACCCAGCCCGGTGAACTCGCAAAGGCTCAGGACGGTCAGTTCGTGGTGGCTGACGGTACCCAGGTCACGCCATTCGAGTTGCCCAACAACGGCGGCAAGCTCCAGCAGGTGGACGCCAAGATCGATGCCGTGATCCAGCGTCTCTCGAAGGCCTTCATGTACGACGGCATCGTTCGCAATGCGGAACGGGTCACGGCCTATGAGCTGCAGCGGGATGCCCACCAAGCGGAGCAACTGCTGGGCGGGGTGTACAACACTCTGGCAGGTCTTCTGCAGGTTCCTCTGGCCCGTCTGGCGGTCCTGGAGGTGCTTCCGGAGCTGCTGTCTGACCTACACATCAAGGCCTGGGATATCGACATCCTGGAGGGCTCTGCCTCTCTGGGCCAGGCTGACCGGAGTGATCGTCTCCTGCAGGCCCTGCAGCAATGGGGTGCAGCCCTTCCTATCGTGCAGGCTGACCCCGATCTATCCCCCGAAAAGGTCCGTAAAGAGATTTTCACCGGGGCAGGGTTCCCTGTCGGAGACATTGCCAAGTCCGAAGAGGAGAAGCAAGCAGACCGGGAAGCAGCCGAGGCACAGGCACAGGCACAGCAGGGTATGGCGGCAGCAGACATGGCCGCAGACCAGTCACAACAACTCGCGCAAGCCATGGGAGGTTAAGCGCATGTCCATCATTTCCACCTTCATCCGCACGACTGAGTACGCTGCGGATGGCACCCCGAACACGTACACCCACATCATCCACCCCGATGCTGCGCCGGCCACCCTCACCGAGAATGACCCGGTGGTGCAGGGCCTGAAAGGCCTGGATGACGGTCTGCAAGTGGGGGTCTGAACATGTCCGAACAACTCAATCAAAGCTCCGCTCCCTCTGTCCCGGCGAACCAGCCGGCTGCCACGCAGGACGCTGCACAGGCGGCACAAGGTCAAGGAGCGGACATCAATGCCCTGCTGGCCCAACTGAAGGCTCAGATCGAGCCTAAACAGGCTCAGCAGCCCCTCAAGCAAGTCCAGGCTGAACCGCAAGCCAACGAGCTGCCCAAGAGCCTCGGCGGGTACTCCACTAAGGATGCCGACCCGACGACGTTCATGGCTCTGCAGGCTGCTCATGCCCTCGCCAAGGGTATCGACTTCGATCGTGTGGTTGGGAACGCCCTGTCCCGCGGGGATCCCAGCCTGATCGACACAAAGTACCTGAGTGAGGCCTATCCGGAGCAAGCCAAGGAGCTGAAGCGGATTGCTACCACGCTGGTCGAGTACGTGACCCAGCGGTCGGAGCAGCTCCAGCAGCAGGTCTACTCCATGGTCGGTGGGGAGGAGAACTGGGACGCGGCAGTCAACGCCTTCAACCAGTCCGCCCCGCTGTCCGTCCGTCGGAGTGTGGCTCGGGACCTGGACAGCAAAGACCCGACGCGGATCATGGAGGCCGCTCAAACCGTGCAAGCATTCGCACAGATGGGTGGGTTCATGTCCCAACGGACCCCCAGCCCCATCAACCCCAACGTCCCTGCAGGGGGTAGCCAGCAAGGTCTGTCCTACAAGGAATTCAAGGAAGCGCTCGCCAAGCTGGATGCCAACGGTGGCCGACGTGACAGTGAGTGGGTGGACAACATTACCCTGCTGATGAAGGCCCGGGCAATCGGGAAGGCAGCCAATCGATGAGCTACACTCTCAGCAACGAACAATTCAAGGCCGAAGTCGCACGTGTGCGCAAAGGCAGTTCCAACTATGAACTCCAGTGGGCAGAGCTGATGCAAGCTCGCGCTGCTGGTAAGCAGGAGGGCAAATAATGCCTATGTACTCCAACGCTGCAGCTAACTCCCGTGCCCACTGGGCCGGTACTGCGGCAAACGTGGACGTTCACAACGAACTGATCCAAGCACTGATCGAGGTGGGTATCCGTGAAGGCTCGACATTCGAGAAGCTGCGGCTGACCAACCCGGTCTCGGTAGAAAGCAACACCAACACGGTCGGCTGGCGCCTGCTGGGTGGTACGACTACCGGCGTCCGCCAGGTCGGGGAGACCCTGGAGCCGAAGCGCATCACCAACGAGAAGGTCATCATGAAGGTTGACCGCTCGATCTACACGCAGATCCAGACTGACTTCATCGACGACTGGACCGCACCGGACTTCACCGCCGAGTACACCGCCGAGATGGCCGAGGCGCACGCCAAGACCTACGATGAGCTGCACATGGCGGCCCTCATCAAGGCCGGCGGCTGGACTGCCCCTGGTTCTGTGGCAACCCGCTTTAACCCGGGTATTGTCCGGAACATGGACTGGGCAACTGGCGCCACTGAGGACGTGATTGCCCGAGCCATCTACCGTGCCCACGGTAAGCTGATCACCAACTTCAAGGAGCGAAGCACTCCGACGAGCGGCATGATCACGCTGGCCAGTCCGAAGATGTTCGACCTGCTGCTGCAGCACCCGCTGTTCAGTCAGTCGATCTATCAGCCGGCTGGTGTGACGATGGACAGCACTCACCGCATGCTGACTGCCATGAACGGCATCAAGATCGTCGAGGTGACATGCTTCCCGACTGCTGCTGTGGCTTCGAGCCCGATGGGTGCCAACTTCAACCTGTCTGCAGATGAGGTCCGTGCCGGCCTGATTACTTTCGATCCGCGAGTGACTCTGATCACCCCGGTGGCGAAGGAGCTGCATGGCCATGCTGTGACCCTGGAACACGAGCAGCGCACCATCATCGGTATGGTTCGCATGTTCAACGTGGGTACCAAGCGAGGCGATCGTATCGGCGTCCTGCGCGACAAGGCTTGATCCCTTAACCTCCCAGCCCCCGAAAGGGGGCCTCATCCAATGGACCTACTTCAGCATCCCAGTACCGTCTTGGAGGCGGTCAACACCATTCTGCCTCTGATGGGCTACTTGCCGGTGGTTTCATTGGATGAGCCGAACTCTGAAGTCCCGAAGGTACTGCGCCTTCTGGCCCTGAACAAGAGCCTGCTTCTGGCTGGCCACCGCTGGTGGTTCCAGAAGATCCACCGTACCGTGACTCGCCACTCTGGCGTGTTCCGCCTCGGGGATAACGCCGTCGGCTTCTATGCTGACGACCCTACCCAGGCTGTCTTCTGGAACAAGCAGCTTGTCCATCCGGAGACTGGGAACCCCGCCGATATCCCTGGCAACACGGTCAGTGGGTGGGAGGTGTTCGACGTGGAGTACGACGCCATGCCTCACAGCGCTCAACTCTATGTCGTTGCTTCGACTGTCGTCATGTGCGCGTCAAGCACGCTGTCCCAAGCTGATCTGCAGGTCTGGCAGATGACGAAGGACGCAGCTATGTTGGCCATGACACAGAACCAGAACGATAACACCCAACCCATTGACCAGCACGGGTGGTTCGCTGCCCAACGTATCCTGTCCGTAGACAGTGGCTTTGGTGGTTGGGATCCCGTGGCAGGGGTGTACCGTGTTATTTGAATCCACCTACCCTCCCCTGCTGCAGGGTGTCTCTGAGCAGCACCAAGACCTCCGTAAACCTGGGCAGGTCACTGAGCTGGTCAACATGGTCTGTGACCCCGTGACTGGCCTACGGCGCCGTCCAGGCTGTGCCTACAAGTGGCACACCAGTACTTCTACCACTGACTGGATCCACCTGTACACTGAGGTCATCGATATTGCAGGGTACCAGGCCATCCTGTGGGTAGACACCCACATGGGTAAGGTGTGGCTCCTGGATCAGGCCACACATCAGCAGATTGCAGAGTTCACCGCCCCCTATGTCCTGGGCAACAAGTTCAGCATACGGACTGCCTTTGTAGGGGACACGCTGTACCTGTGCAACACCCTCAAGCGCCCTACGGTCAAGCGTACTAATCCGTACCGCCGTTGGCAGTCCAGTGGGTTCGCTTACGTGCTCTCGGGCTCCTACGGCAAGACATATGATCTGACGATCCGTGGTCGTAATGGGGTAGGTCGAGTCGCTCGGTATACTACCCCTTCTGGCCAAGGTGCCAATGACGCTGCACTCGCAACTCCAGAGTACATCGCCAAGCAGCTTGCAGACCTTATCACCGGCAACATGGCGGACCTGCCCGGTGTCGGTGTAGAGGTTCGAGGCGCCTACATCTTCGCGTGGACTTCAGATCCAGATACGATCATCGAGGTTACGTCAGACGTAGGCAGCACCTTCATGGTGGTCAGCGGCACTGGTCGGGTGGCCACTGTGTCTCAGCTCCCCGCCATCTTGCCCCCAAGTGGTGACCGCGCCGTCATCGCTGTGGGGTACGGTCGTGCTCCCCAGTACTACCGCTATGATGGCTCCCAGCAAGCCTGGCTGGAGACTGGCGGCCCTAACAGTGTGTCTGCCATTGCAGACGTGCCGGTAAGCATCTACCGGAAGAACGGCACCTGGTACATCGACTGGAGCGACTGGGAAGGCCGCTTTGCTGGTGACGACGTAACGAACCCAGACTTCCATTGGCTGTCTACAGGCATCACAGGGATGTGTGCCTACCAAGGCCGGCTGTGCATCCTCTCCGGGAACTACGTGGCCTTCTCTGCTGCAGGAAACCCCAAGCGGTGGTACCGCAGTACGGTCACGGAACTGCTGGACTCTGACCCCATTGAGGTTGGTGCCTCTAGTCAATCCAGCGCCTCCTACACCTGGGGTGTGCAGTACCAGAGGGACCTTCTGCTGTTCTCCAAGAGTCATCAGGCTGTGGTGCCCAGTACTGGCCAAGCAGTCACTCCTCGAACTGCTACAGTAGCCCCCACCAGCGGGTACGCGACTGACACCAATGTTCCTCCTGCCATCATGGGTAAGACGTTGATGTACGCACGGCCTACTGCCCCAGGCTACACTGGCTTCATGGAGATGATCCCCAGCCAGTACACAGCCAGTCAGTACATCAGTGACGATGCTACTCCTCACCTGCCTCGGTACTTCTCCGGGGAAGTGTCAGAGTTCAAAGCCTCATCAAGTGTGCCTATGGCTGCTGTCCTCATGTCCAACACTCGCTACCACCTGCAGGTGTACGAGTACACGTGGGACGGAGACCAGCGGGTTCAGTCTGCTTGGCATCGGTGGACCTTCCCCTATCCGATAGAGAGCATCTACTGGGTTGGTGGTCTGCTGCACATCGTGTTCAACCGGGGCAACAATGTCCGTGTGGTGGGTACCCTGGACCCCCGAGGTTCCTCTGAGTCTGCCAGGAACACCTACCCATTCCTGGATCTACACTTCTCCTCGGTGCTCTCCAGTTTCGGGATCCTGAGTAAGCCTGAGTGGCTGGGATTATTGGATAAGGACTTCGAGAAGAAGTGGATGGGTGTGGTAGCTGATCCTGGTCTGCCTGACTGGGGTATGCCTGTCCCTCTGGATGACCCTTCTCGCTTCGACGTAGATCGTCGTGCCTCTCAGGTTCTGATCGGTCTACCCTACACCAGTACTGTCGTCCCTCCTCGCCCTGTGGTTGTGGACGAGAAGGGGGATGCGGTGCATACGGCTCCGAAGTCAGCAGTCGTCATCAAGTACACCTTCCACCTGCAGCGAGCCTACAAGATCAAGGTACTCGTCATGCGTGGTGTGCCCTATGGGAATCCACAGGAGTGGCTGTACAGGGAAGTGTACGCAAACCAGTGGGATGAGTTCAGTCTGGTGCCTGGAAGCACCTGGGCAGCCCCTGAGGCTGTTACGGACATGCCTCTGGGTGTGCAGATGGATGAGCACTTCCTACGGATCTCCAGTGATTCGGTGTACGAGCTGAACCTGCTGGGTCTGTCCTTTGTCGTGAACTACAAACCTCTCTTCCAGCGGAGATAAGCTATGGTGTGGTTGGCCGCTGCCGCGATGGCAGTGCAAGTCGCCTCCTCGCTGATCGGCGGTCGGAAACAAGCCAAGCTGGCCGCTCGGCAAGAACAGGCGCAAATCAAGGCCCAATCCGAGGCAGAGTCCCGGGCCATCATCAAGGACCGCCTCGCTCAGACTGTCAGGAACAGCTATCAAGCCTCCCTGATGCAGTCTCAACTAGCCCTGAAGAAACAGCAGACACAGGGGCTGTCAGCAGGGATAAGGGCACAGGGGCTCGCTGCCCAAGGGGCCGCTGCCGCCAACGCTGCGGCTACCGGAAACACCGGCGCCAGCGTGGTGGCTGTCAGTGCAGACATCCAAGCCAAGCAGGATGTAGCCGAGGCTCAGAACCTGCTGAACTATGCTGCGGACGTGGACAACCACAACCGGGAGCTGGATGCTATGGTGATGAACACCAAGCTCTCCGCTCCAGACGGCACTCGGAACTACCAGTCCTCCGGGCACATGTCCGCTTGGCGTTCTCAGGCTGGTCTGGAGATTGCCAACTCCGTGGCCCAGTTTGGCTTCGGGTACGCTCAGCGGCGTATGTCCCTCAGTCTCGGTAACAACAGTGGCGTGAAGAGTGGTATGCCCTCTGGCTCCCTCTCCAAGCCTCAACTCTCTCTGTCGAGGTTCTAAATGGCTGATCCGGTTCTCCGTAACTCTCAGTCTCCCGAGTTCAACGTTGCGGACAACCGGGAGGCCCGTCAAAGCTCTATAGGAGGCCCAGGAGCCTCTCGTGGGGCGGATGTAGTTGGAGACTCTGCAGGCGCCCATTCAGGCTTCCTGCGGGCTCTAGACCGCCTTACCGGGACGGTTTCAGGTGGTCTGCAGAAGCTGGATGATCAGTGGTACAAGAACCGCTACCTCGCTGGCCAAGCCAAGGCTGGCATCATCAAGGGTGAGGAAGAGATCCAAGGGGATCCCCTGACTCGTGACTGGGAGGTGGCTGGGTATCGTGATGCCATGGGCAAGCTCGCCCTGGCTGACCAGAAGGCTCAGTTCAATCAGGATCTGCCGAAGATCCGGGCCATGTCCGCTGACCAGTTCGAGGCCTACATGGCTGCTCGGCGGCACGACATGATGCCCGGCTTCAACGGCATGACTCTGGAGCAGCGTGCAGTGATGGCCTCCCAGATGGAGATGGAGGACTCCACCGACACTCGCACTTGGACGACGGAGCACACCAAGTACATCATCGAGCAGAAGTCTGCAGCGGTCGCTACACTGTGGAACACTGCTCTGCAAGGGATTCACACAGCCCAGATTCAACACTCCGCGGGAGACCTGAGCGACCAAGCGTTCGATGCTCAGATCCAATCCACCATGGGGAACCTGGTGGGGGCCGTGTGGCTGGATCCCTCTCTGCCTCGTGACGTGCAGGCCAACCTGACCAAAGAAGCCTTTGAGATGGCTTTGGCCAACGATAGCACGGAACTCTACGAGGCCATGGCTCGTACCGTGATGGACGATCCACAGGGAGGGCGTAGCACACTGCTGGCGCGGCTCCCTGCAAAGGAACAGGATGGGTTGGCAGACAAGTTCCGGCAAGCCAAGGAGCGTGCCCGAGATCGTCAGTCTCTGGCCTATAACGAGCAGCTCGGTCAACTGGAAGCCTCTCTGAACGATGGTACCTTCACGGGATCCAAGGCTTCCCTCAGGGAGTTCACGGATGCCGCAGTGCTCCGGGGTGACATGTCCCGTGAGAAGCAGGCAAGTCTGTTCCAGAAGTACTTCACGGAGCGTAAGAAGCAGGAGGATACTACCTCCCTCGCGGCTGCCGCTGTCCGTGGAGACCTCCGGCAGATTCTCCTCTCCGGCAAGACGGAAGAGGACGCCATGACAGCAGTGAAGAAGCTGCTGGCCAGTCAGCAGGCTACCACGGAGCAGATGATCGATGTGGGTCTGAAGATGGGTATGAACGGCATGTCCTCCGGGTACAAGTTCGCCGGCTCCATCGCTGATGTGGCATTCACCCAGATGCGGAACCAGAAGGGGGAGATCCTTACCCAGCACAAGGCGGCGGTCGAGCATATCGTGAACACGCTCCGAGATGCTGAAGCCCGGGGTGACTCTTTCGCCCGCACCAGCATGCTTTCCGGTGTCTCCGAGGGCAACCGTGCCTTCGTGAACCGGATGCTATCCTACGCCGACAAGGGGCACTCCTATGAGGAAGCTCACCAGCTTGCCACACAGGATGCAGAGATGGACGACAAGCTGTCTCCCTCTGCCAAGGCTGCCCTTGCAGAAGGTCAGCAGGAAGCCGTCAAGGCTGCCATGGAAAGTGCCACCAGCCAGAACGCCCTGCAGCACCTGTGGCTGAACGTCAAGGCCCTGTGGTCTGATGAGGCTGCAGCAGACATGCAGATGCGCCCGTACTCTCCATTCTTCGGGGATCAGGGTAAGTTCTGGGGAGACTCTCCTATCGTCAAGGAGTACACGGACCAATACCGTAATGCCCTGTCGCTGGAGATCTCGGACGTGATGAACACGTACCACATGAAGTCTCCGAAAGATGCTATTGAACTCGCAAAGTCCAACCTGGCAGCCCGCACCATCCAGACGGAGTTCGGTCCGATGTTCGCTCCGAAGAACTTCGACATCGATGCTACCTTTGGTGTCTCCGGAGCCAACCGCGGTGCTGCAGCTCAAGCTCTCGCTGACCTTGCCAAGGTAGCTCACAAGGGGCAAGGTGGTTCTGCCATGCTGTACTTCAAGGGCAACCAGGTCATGGTGGCCAGTGTGGACAAGAAGGGCAATCGGGACACTACACATGTTCAGGAGCTGACTCCTGCAGACATCCGTAAGCGTGTGCAGGAAATCACCAATGCTCAGGACAAGTACAACGAGGCTGTGTACGGTAACGGCTACACCGTGAGCACTCCGGGTGGCAAGGTGACATTCAATGGGGACAATACTGCTGGTGCTCCGAATCAGTGGATGTTCAAGCTCCGTGCATCCCTGGTGGAGCAGGAAGGTGTCTCCAAGACCAGCTACAAGGACTCCCATGGCCAGTCTGTAGGGGTAGGGATCTTCCACACGAACCCGTACTACCCCCAGAACGCCAAGGATGGTAAGCCGATCACGGACGATGACATCAACGTGTCCTTCAAGCGGGCCTCCGATGACGTAGCCAAAGCTGCCTACGACTACATGGATGCCTACAACCTGCCGCAGACCTCCAACACGTTCACCCTGCTGGGTCACCTGGCCTACCAGTCAGGTCTGAAGTTTGCCACTTTCAAGGACGTGCATGGTGGTAAGGGGACTGGTCGGTGGGCAGCTCAGCGTGTGCTGGAGAACCTGAGCCGCGGCAACGTGGATGATGCAGTCGAATGGTTCAAGCTCACAGCAGCATGGAAGTTCAGCCCCCAGAAACGTCGTGACATGTACCTGAATCTGATCCAGAACTACAACCGGAACGATTGATGAAACAGTATCCTCAGCGGCACTTCGCCCAAGGCGTCTATGGCGACCGCCCCGAAGTCATTCAACCGGATGCCCCGGCGAAGGGCACGCTGAAGGATGGCTTCACGACGGTTCCTCCTGATCACTTCACCCGCATGTCTGATGACACCATGCAGGTCACGGCCCCCTTCCGGGATGCACGTGCCCAGCGTGAGTACAACGGACAGCTCGAAGAAGTCCCCTGGTACATGTCCGCCATGGCTGGCTTCATGCTCGCCCCTACGGCTGACATCTACCGACGATTCACCAAGCCGGAGTTCGAGGACGATCCTCCGGTGGATCTGTTCCAGTTCCTGGAGCACACCCCTATCGTGCTTTCACCCGAGGAGCACGAGTTCATGAGGGAACATGGCAAAGGAATCAACTCTGCCAAGTGGGCACTCTCCCAGGTCAAGGAGATTCGCCAGTACCGCCAATTGGCTGCTGAGAACCCTGGCAGCGCTTTCCTGGGTGGCGCTGCTGACCCTATTAACCTACTCCCTGTTGCCCGTCTCGGTAATTCCCTGATGGGGAGGGCTGCATCAGCGGCCTTCTATGGGGGTCTGAACGTCGGTGCTGACCTGGCAGGCCAGACCCCGAAGTCCAATCAAGACCTGATCATGTCCGGTCTGATGGGCGCCGTGGGTGGTGGCGTGTTCGGTGAGCGAGCACTCAAGAAAGCCAAGGCTGTAGACCCGACTGCAGACATCCCCACCACTGTTCACCCTGTCAGGGAGCCCCACATCGACGGGGACGTGCCTTTCGCTCCTGACCCGAATGAGCCCACCATCACAGGCTTTGATGGTCCCTCTCGGGATGTAGTTCTGCGCCGTGACTACAACGTGGTTCCGGCTGCAGAAGAAGTCCCCTGGGAAGTGGTAGGCCCTGAGCCCCAGGCTACCCCATCCCTGCCTGCCCTGCCGGACAACGGAAAGCGTGCTGTGCATGACCTCCCCGCACTGGAGGAGCTGGAGTACACCCCTCCCCCACCCAAGGAGCTGGGCTATGACTACCATCCACCTCGGCTGGATCCTGAACAGCCCTCTCCCGTCCGTATCCCGGAACGTCCCGAAGACTTCCTCCCTGAACCCCGTCTGCTTGCTTATGACAAGCCCAAGGCTACCCTGAGTCTGGATGACCTGGTGGAAACCACCTCCAAGACGGAGATCAATCGTCTGCAGCGTGCCGTTGCCTCTCTGAAGGCTCTGGAGAAGCGTAAAGGCCTGTCCGCCCAGCAGCGTCGGAAGCTGACAGCTCTGGAGACCAAGCGTGCGCGTCTGAAGGAGGGCTCTAAGGTCTGGCAGGAGGTTCGTCGTCAGTTCGAGCTGCCTGATCCTGACATCGCCATCAGACAGACTGTCGAAGCCATGCAGAAGGCAGTGGAGGATCCTCGGTGGGCACACCAGCAGAACCAGCGCGTCCTTCGCGAGGTTCGCCGCCTGGCTGACCTACCGGAGGTCAACGAGCGTCCCAACCCCTCTGTGATCAGTATGGGCTATGAGGAGGCCAAGGTCGTCTCCGAGACTCCTGCCGCTAAGCCTGTCAAGGTGGATCTCCCCACCTTGGAAGACCTCAAGCCCCAGGATACCCCTCAGAAGCCCTCAGAAGGCCCTACAAAGCCTCCAGAGCCTGTGGAGCCTCCCACTATCCAGGAAATCGCTGCGAAGCATCCAGAGGCCTTTGATGACCTCCCAGAGTATGTTACAGCGGGTGACCTGGATGACCTGTACACTCCTGTGAAGGGTAAGGACGGTGGGATGGAGTTCGTGGAGACGGAGAAGCTGGAGGAGCCCGACAGGCCGCCTACCAGCGAAGGTCCGGTGTCCAAGGACGGTGCGCCGTCCAACGACTCCCTCAAGGCTGACAAATGGAACCAGCCGGCCGACTACGTCAGAACTCTGGTGGATGGTAAGGTGGAGGAAGCTTTCCAGCAGTTCTCGGACCGTACCCTTGCGGAGGGGCATCTGCTGATCCAAGCCAAGGTTTCTCGCAAAGTGCAGACCCTGCTGGATGAGGTAGTTCGTAGGTTCGTCCCCAAGGACGTCAAGGTACTCATCGCTGCTGATGCACGCGGTAGTGCCCTGGGTAGTGCCATTGTAGGGGACAAGTCCGCCAAGATCAGTATCCGTCAGGGTCTCTCTGAGAAAGAACAGCTCCACGTCTTGTCCCACGAGATCGGACACGTCATCGTCACGATGGGCATCAAGCAGGCGGATGAGGCTGTCCACAAGGCCTTCAACGACCTGATCGACGATCTGCAGAAGGCAGCTACCCAACCAGGTAATGCTGCTACTGCCCTGCACTCCCGCCTGACTCAGTCTGCGTTCACGTCTCGCTTCCCTGAGCATGTTGCAGTGAAGCTCGGGAAAGTCACAGATGCCCACGAGCTGGCCCTGGCAGACATCATGCGAGACCTCGGAGGTAACAACAGGATTCTGAAGTACCTGCACAATCGGGATGAACTGGGCGCCGACCTGTTCCAGAAGTACCTGCTGGAGCACCTGCCCCAGTACACCAAGCCGCCCTCCTATCTGGGTCACGTGGTGCAGTTCGTGACGAGCCTTCTGAACAAGCTGATCGGGTTGTTCAAGACGGTACACAAGGGTGTCCCCATCGACTCCCGTGCAGCGGACTTCTTCGACAGCATCGCCAAGAGCATCGAGGCTACCGGCCGGTCTGGTCCGATGGATCGTGTGCTGCCCGAACACCGGGCACAGTCGAACCAACTGGACCTGTCGGCGATCTTCCAGCAACCCGCCCAAGCCCGTCAGAACATCTCCTCCAAGGTGGCCAAAGGCCTGGCATGGAACATGCACAAGGCCATGTCCTCTCTGAGTGATGGTGCCCGCAAGGTGGCGGACCTGCTGTACGACGATCCTCTGCAGAGTGGTAACACCTCCATCGAATCTCTTCGACAAGGTGTCCTGACTGATCTGCGGGAAGGGCAGGTGGTGTTCGAGCAGAAGATGCTAGAGGTTCTCGGTAAGCGGGGTGCTGGCCTGGCCCAGCGTGTCAAGAACTCCCGCAAGGCTGCTCAGATCCAAGCTGACCTTGAGAAGGAGGTCTACCTGGAGATGGTCGCCCGTAATGAGGCGCACGCTACTGGAGCTGCTGTGAAGCACGTTACCCAGGATGCGGATGTACTCGCACTTGCGGATCAGCTTGACAAGATCAGTGCCCAAGCCCTCGGAGAACTCCAGCGTGCTGGTGTGAAGAACGCCAAGCACTTGAAGGTCACTCCCGGCTTCATCTCCCGTCAGTGGGACTCCAGCAAGATCGAGGGAGCCATTCGAGGGATGGGCGAGGGATCCTACGTGGCTGTGGCAGAGATGCTCGCCAAGGCCATTCAGAAGCGTACTCCAATGCTTCCGGATGACGTGGCCATGCAGGTGGCAGAAGCCATCCGAGATCGTGCTCTCCGCAAGGGGTACTTCGAGGACTCAGTGGGTGCTGGTGTCCCCAACCTGGTGAAAGCCAAGATGCGGGACAGTATGCGATCTGCTGGTGTGGCGGAGAAGGACGTTGAAGCAGCCATGAGTGTCTTCGATGAAGTCACTGCTGTGGAAGGTGGCTCCGGCTACCTGAAGTCCCGGATCAGTATGGACATGCTGCTCGGGCATCAGATGCCCGATGGCACCATCCTGCGCCCTGTGGACCTAGTGGACACCAACGTCAGCAGCATCACGGACACGTACCTGAAGAAGGTGGCTACGGATGCTGGCTTCGCGCAACGTGGCCTTACCAAGCCTGCAGACATCCTGAAGGTTCGTGAGTACCTCCTCCGTGAGGTTCCTGAAGGCAAGCGCCTGCAGATGGCCCAGCAGTTCGACGACACCATCTCCTACTTCAAGGGGCTTCCCCAAGGAGTGCGGATGAACGACAACTTCCGTCGTGCAGCGTCGTTCGGTCGGACTATCACCCTGGCAGCCTCTGGTCTGTGGCAGGTGACGGAGTACGCCTCGATCATGGCTCGCTATGGTCTGGGGGCTACGACTGCTGCCATGCTTCGGCATGTGCCGGGTGCCCGCGAGTTGTTCAAGCACAGCAATCGGTATGAGCTGGCCAAGGTTCTGTCTCAGCACAGTTCCTACAACGTCCGTCTGCGTCCCTTCCTCAAGAAGTTTGAGGATGGCCACAGCATGGAGGCCCTCAACGGTATCGACCTGAAGCTCCAGCAGCTTGGAGACCTGGTGCCCTACGCCAATGGTATGAAGTTCATCCACCATCATCAGGCAGCCATTACTGGGGATCTCCTGTCTCGACGCCTTGAGCAGGCCATCACAGGGAACCAGAAGGCACGGAGGATCCTGGAAGGGTACGGTATCCAACCTGACCAGTGGGACACTCTGGCAGACCAGTACAAGCAGCATGGGATGCACATTGACAACTGGGACGACAAGGCCTGGGATCATGTGCGCTCGCCTCTGTACCGTGCCATGGACGAGGCTGTGCTGCAGTCTCGCCTCGGGGATATGCCTACCTTCGCTGCTTTCGACCCGACTGGCAAGGCTCTGTTCATGTACCGGAACTTCGTGATCACAGCGCACAACAAGCTGCTGGCCGGTACTCTGGAGCGGCATGGTGCTGGTGCCCTGGGGCTGATGTTCCTGTACCAGTTCCCGCTGGCCCTCGCAGCTACTCAAGCTCAAACTGCCCTGATGGGCAAGGAGGACGACAAGCCCATCGCTACTGCTGTTGCTCAGATGGGCGCACTGGGTCTGCTGTCCGAACCGTTCAAGTGGATGACCGGCCAATCCAACTCCGTTGGTGCCCCAGTCCTCATCCCGTTCGACCGTGGGGTTAAGGCTTTGCAGTCAGTGAAGTCTGGTGATCCTGCTGAGGTCGCCTCCCGCATGGGCGACCTCATCCCAGTGTATGCGGCAAACCCGGTCCTCAAGGCCATAGGAGCACGAGCACGTGAGTGATGTGACCTACGTGCGGGTCACTTCAAACGGCACCCTCAGTACCACGACGGTGCCGTTTGATGTTCCCGACTACAACAAATTCACCCCGTCCGGAGAGCGGGTCACAGGCATCTCCGTGCGGTACATCAACGGCCAAGGGCCTTCCTGGTCCTTCGACCCTACCCGTAAGCTGGTCCTGTTCAGCCAGCCTGTTCCCTCGGGCGTGACTGTCCAGATCAGTCGCCACACCAGTCTGGATCTGCAGTACAACTTCGTCTCTGGGGCTCGCTGGTCAGCAGGCAACCTCTGGGCTGACCTGCAGCAGATTCTCCGGATCTCCGAGGAAGCCCGAGGCCTTGCCTCTGCGGGTATCTTCGGCAACCTGGACATGCAGGGGTACCGGATCCAAGGTCTCCCTTCTCCTATTCAAGGGGATGAGCCGGTCACGGTTGACTACCTGAACCGGTTCTACCGAGAACGTTCCCAGGAAGGTAGGATCGGAGAGCTGCAGTATCTGCTGCAAAGCAACACCAATCAGATTGCAGCTATCCAGCAGCGTCTGGCTCAGGCTGGACAGGGCTTCTCCATCACGAAGAAGCAGTGGGACGACATGACGTTTGTCGTGGAGCACAATACCCACGACATCGACACCATCATGCAGATGCTGCGGGGTGGTGGTGGTGTACCCTCCCCCGGTGGTGGGGGAGGTACCCCGAACTTCACCTACGGGGCTGGTCTGGCAGACTGGACGTGGGAGAAGGTCACGGACGGGGTGCTTCGACTCCGCTTCAAGTCAGGGGCAAACCCCAACGCCGAATTCCGGCTGCTGCTGGGGGACTCCTTCCAGTTCAGCGAAGGAACCTTCCGCCTGAACAGTCCTAATGAGGTTGTCCGGTCTGGAGACCTGCAGCCGAAGTTCAACGAGTTCTCTGCAGGCATCACGGCTCGACTGTCCGACCTGTCTGACCGCGTGGCCTCTCTGGAGGCTGGTGGTGGTGGTGGTGGTGGTGGTGGGGGCGGCGCTGGTTTCGACTCCAATGCAGCGGAGATCGATCTGTCCGGTACGCAGCTCAAGGTGGACTCCCCCTCTGAGGACGCACATGCTGTGAACCTGAAGCACCTGGAAACTCGCCTGAAGCGTGTGGTAACGCTGATGGATGAACGGATCGCTGCAAACACTGCCGCCATCCGTATTGAGACTAAGGACCGTCTGGATGCCCTCCGTGCTGGTGGGATCTCTCCCAGTCCTTCTCCGCAACCTCAGCCCCAACCGCTTCCACAACCCTCCCCTGGAGGTAGCTCCTCGGCAGCGGTGGTGTTTGGAGTCAGTGTCCGGAACCGTACTGTGGAGCGGTACTCCTCCGGCACCTCTCGGCCTACTGTAGGTCAGAGTCCGAACGGAACCAGCATCTTCTTTCCATTCCCTCTGGGCGGGATGTGGGAAATCCGTGTGCAGTCCAAAGGCGGTCGTGCCGTTACCGAGAGCTTCGTCGGCTCAGGTAGCTCGGTGTCCTCTGCCTGGGGCGAGTACACGGTCTTCACGGTCTCCGGGTACACCGGGGTCAGCATCACTGTTCCCCCGAACATGACTGCTGCCCAAACGTACTCCCTCTCTGCAATCTTCATCGGACAACCGCTATGACCATGTTCCCATCAGAGGCCCCTCAGAGCCTCCTGATGGGGCCAGAGGATCCTGCTAAGCAGCTCCCTGCCCCAACCACCTACAAGTACCTGGAAGCGTCTCCTGCAGCCGTTTACGGGTCTCCTATCGCCCGTGTGACGGATAACGTCAAGTGGATCTCTGAAGGCAAGAAGCGTCGTCGGAATGACTACTCCCGTCGCCAGGCCTTCAATGCGGACAACACCCTGTTCCTCATGTATCAGTCCGACGGGTACTGGTACCTTCACGATGCAGTCACCGGGGCTCAGGTTGGTGATTACCTCCCTGGCCTCGCTGGCGATGCTGAGCCCATCTGGTCCACCACCGATCCCAATACCCTATGGTACATCCCGAACAACGGCTGGGGCATGCAGCTCCACCAGATGAACGTGGCTACTCGAACTACCGTGCGGACCTGGGATCTGGCTTCTCGCATCCAGGCAATCTGGCCCTCGGCTCAGATCTGCTCCTCGAAGTCGGAGGGAGCCCCTTCTCTCGACGGTCGGTACTGGTGCTGGCAGGTTGAGACCTCCAGCTTCACCATCCTGGGTGTGATCACCTTCGATGCTGTCGAAGACCAGATCCTGGGCCACATCGACTGTGGGCCTACGGAGCGCCCCGACCACACCAGCATGTCCCCCACCGGGAAATGGGCCGTGGTGTCGTGGGCAGGCCAGGAGCACCTGGGTACACGTGCCTACACCCCTGACCTGAAGTCGCCCCACCCTGCCAGCCAGGAAGGCAATCCGTACATCACTCTGCATAGGCAGTCGGAACACTCGGACATGGCCCTGCTGCCCAGTGGTGATGATGCCTTCGTGTTCTGCGATTACCAGTCTCCCAATGGCGATCTGGTATTCATCAACATGAAGACGGGCGTGCGTACTCCCCTGCTGGCCCTGTACCACAATGGCTCAGGCACTGCATACCATATCTCAGGTCGCTGCTACAAGGCCCCAGGCTACGTGGTGGTGAGCACCTATGGTGAGTACAAGGACCGGAACCCTGATGGCCCTCGTCTGCGGAACCAGCCAGAGATGCGGTGGTACCACCGGAAGATCTTCGTGGTATCTCTGGAAGCCAATCCGAAGTTCTGGGAGGTGTGCTTCGCTGACTCGGATTACCAGAAGGCCTGGGGCACCAGTGCTTACTGGGCAGAACCTCACGCCACCACGAACAACGATCTGACCCGGATCCTGTTCAACTCGGTGCAGGGCAGTGATCGCTGGGAAGATGTGGAAACCTATATGGTCGCCCTGCATCCCGAAGCCATTCGGAGGTCAGTTCTACCCCGACCCCCAGCCCCCAATCCCAACCCTGGACCAGCCCCTCAACCTGGACCCCAACCCCAACCCGGACCCCATCCCAGCCCCAACCCCAACGGAGGATCAGTGGGTAACATTCTCGTCATTACTCCTACGGACGGTATCTGGTCTGCTGAAACCCAACAGAAAATCCGATCCACCGTCGTCGGTGACACTATCCGTCTCGTCGGGGAGTTCGAGCTTAACGATCAGTTTCAAATCCTCGGCGGAGCACGGCACCTCGATCTGAGGAAGGCCAAGATCACTGTCAAGGCCCCTGTCGGCAAGACTGCCTGCTTCCTCATCCGGAACATCCCTGAAGACTTCCGGGTGACTGGTGGTGAGATCACCTACGAGTGGGTGAATGGTGCCTCCCATGCTGGTGGTGTCCTGTACTTCATCGACTGCAAACGCTTCAGCGTCAGCGGCACGAAGATCAAAGGTGTGAAGGGGCTCCACGGCATCTACGTGGATGCTCGCACGGTCAAGAGTGTTCCTCGGATCCAGAACTGCGTAGTGGAGTTCGCGGATAGCTCCTACCGGACTTCACACCACAACGCCATCTGGATGACCTCTACCCTCTCGTTCGCCAACGGGACCAACAACTCTCGGGACTCTGCCAAGGCTAAGGTCATGCCCCAGCCATTCGAGAGTACCCGCATTGAGGATGTTCGGATCCTGGAGAATGAATGTCGTGGTGGCTACTACGGTATTGGCTGCTCTGGTGCTGTTTGGGGTGAGGTCCGTGGCAACAAGGTTATCGACAACGAGCGTGGGATGTCATTCCAGGACTCGTGCGAAGACCTGCAGATCCACTGGAACCACGTCCTGGCCAACCGTTCTGCTGGCATCCACCTTGCCTACGGTACCCACGACTGTGTGGTGGAGTACAACCGCATTGAAGGCCTGCTGAACAACAACGGTGAAGCCCTGGTCCAAGCCTACGTCGGCACCAACAACAACACCATCAGGTTCAACAGTCTCAGTACCATTGGCTCCCCTACCCACGCCTTCCAGGGCTCGCTGGGTGGTCTGATGCGCATCGAGAACTGCACTGTTCGAGTGAGCAAGGTCGAGAAGGCCATGGTGGCTGCTGAGCGGTCCTGGGACTCGTCCCTACAGCAGGGTTGGCATTCCCGTGCCAACGCGCCTGCAAACGAGGCTGACGGCCTTGAGCAGGATCTGGACAACGTGGTGCAGGTCAACGACTGTGTGTTCTCCTCGGAGACTGTCGGCCAGACCTTCGCTGTGTCCTCCGACGTGAAGGGCGGCACTCGTCGGGTGTCCCTGAAGGTGGAGGATACCCAGATCAGTGTCCCCGGTACCCCGGCTGATCTGGTTGTGTCTCCCAGCTCTACCGCAGCTATGGAGGTGGAGATCCCTCAAATCTATGGAGATGAAGCCATCCCGCAGTACACCTCTATCAGCCGATCCGGCAACCGCTTCGTGTCTGACTCCAAGCTGCTGCAGGACAAGTACGGCTTTGTGGCTCCGGGTACTCCTGGGGGCGGTGGTAATCCTGGTGGTGGTGGTGGTGGTGCACCTACTCCTCAACCTCAGCCTGGTCAGCCTACTGTTCCTACCGACCTGTCGGGTACTCTAGCCGAGGGCACTGCTACGAAGCAGCTCGTGGCCTTCATCACCCGTCCTACTGGATCCTCTGTGGCCCAGTACGGGGATTGGATCGCCTTCATGGAGGTGCACAATGGTGAAGTCACTACCTGGCCTGAGTCTGTGGACATCCCACAGTGGTCGGGTAAGCGAGGCTTCCCTGCTGTCATCCTGCCGATGAACGGCTCGATCCAGTCAGAGTTCAAGTACCTGCGCCGCACCTACGTCGAGCTGGACGGTGCTCCCGGCTATCTGGGTCAGCACCAAGGCATCAAGGGTGTGCAGTGGTATGCTCGTGGTGCTGGTATGCAGATCGCCAACGAGAACGTCACCCAGGTGAAGACTGCCACTGGATGGTCTCCCATTGTCATCGAGGAAAGTCCTAAGACCTACCCCGGCACCACGGGTGAGGCTGCTCCGTCTGGTGTGGCCACCTTCGTGTGGGTGAAGGGTGTCGGCACGAACCTGACCTGTCAGTTCGTTACCGTGATGGGTGGTAAGCCTGTCGCCAACCCTGACAACCAGTCCTTCCGTGACTCGATCACCATCGCTTCCAGCAAGGGCTTCCCGGCCGTGGTCTGGCCGGGTACTCGACTGCCTGCCGATGGGAACTTCCGGAATCTGACCCGCAGCTACATCACTGTACCTTCGTCTGCCTCTGGGCAGACCGGAGACTTCCAGGTGGCTCCTGCAGCTCTGGCCAATGCCAACAAGGCTAAGCTGGTAGTGCGGGATGGTGAGCAAGGGGATCTGCAGGATGCGGCTGTCTCCGAGTGGTTCGGTTCTCCTGGCGCTGTCGTCCCACAACCACAACCTGGTAATCCGGGTGGTGGTGGTGGTGGTGGTGGTGCGGTAGCAGGTTCCAACCGCGAGTTCCTGGAGAAGATGTTCGCCTCTATGGCTCGTCGGAACGACATATACTACCCGGGTTGGGGCAACTCCAACAACAACCCTGGGGGTACTGCGCAGCAGAAAGGCGGTGCCCTGACCATGGGGCCGGCCTTCCGGGTGTCCCGCATCTCTCCCTCCTCTGCACTCTACCGAGGCACCGGGGGTAAAGGCCCTGGCTGGCATTTCGACGGCTCCTACACGGACGGCGACCTCGCCCGCATCGGTAACCAGATGTGTTCCACACTGCAGCTCTGGTTCTGCTTGGTGCCTGGGCCGTCTGGCGGTAATCGCACCCGTGTCCAACTCCGGGCTGGTGCTGTATATGTGCTGGAGGAAGGCTCTTCCACCTGGAAGGTGATGTTCCGGGCTCCGAACATGTTCGGCTGGTGTCAGAGTCAGGGGCCATCCATGAACCCCAATGGAGGGGACAAGTACGCCGATATCCGACAGGATCTTCTGAACTCCCCCGGTGGGTACTCCAACGGGGTTGCTTGGATTGAGATGCCCACCAGCACTCAACGGAACTGCCATGGGGGTTTCGGGGATTGGGACATCTATGGCGGTCAGCTCGTCGATAAGTCGATCAACTATGACAAGGTGATCGGCATCATCGGCACCATGGAGGCGCGTCTGGCCCCCGGATATGAAGACCGTGAGGTCGCTATCCAGGTGGGCTTCGATCCGAAGTGGAATCAGAAGCCCACCTCGACCTGGTTCCCAGGCTTTGTCGTCTCCAAGCTGCAGAAGCTCTCTTCGGAGTGGCAGACCGTGGGTGTTGCTAACACGGACAATGCCTGGGACTCGGAGCGTGGTGGTATCTCCATCACTCGCAACCAACTGCTGGCCACTACTGTGCCCGGTTATCGTTAAGGAGCAATCATGAGTGACCCCCTGAAGGGCATGACGCCTGAGCAGCGTGATACCCTTCTGCGGGGCCTCCTGGACCAACTGCAGATCCTGCAGGTCAAGGGGGCCATCGCATCGTTTGAAAGCTGTCTGCACCCGCCTGATGGTGGGGACCCTCTACCAATCGACGCTGCCACGCTGAGTGCCACTACGTCGATCCTGAAGCTCCACGGGGCCCATCTGGGCAGCACTGCTGTGGATGATCCTCTGGGTGATCTGAAGACTGACCTGTCCGGTACGGGGGTCGATCTCGATCCCAAGGCCCTGCAGGATGCTCTGAAAGCAACTCTTGAGAATCTGACACTGCAATGAATAAACCCCGCCAGTACACCGACGCCCAACGCAAGTACGCTGCTGCCATGGTCAAGGCTGCCTTCCCGGAGTTCGAGAAGTTCGCTGAGTATATGGCAAAGCTGCATATCCCCGGCTTCAAGAAGCTCACGAAGATGCAGCGCCGCATGTGTCGCTTCCTCCAGTACGGCCCCCGTGTCCGTATGGTGGGTGCCCAGCGTGGTGAAGGCAAGACCTACATCACAGGCTGGTACGTGAACTGGCGGCACATTCAGGACGGCTCCGAGGCTATCCTCGTGGTATCCTCGGTGCAGAAGATGGCTGATGACATCGGCCGTCTGATCATCAACAACATCCGGTACACCCCGATCCTGCACTACATGCTGCCCGCTGGCTCCAAAGGGGCTGCAGACGGTGCGAACCAGTTCGACCTACATCCAGTCCTGAAGGGCCACCAGAAGGACCACAGCGTCGTTACCGTGCCCATCGGAGGTACCCTGCCTGGTCGTCGTCCCAGCATCATCATTGCTGACGACATCGAATCGAACAAGAACTCCGAGACCGCTGTGAAGCGTGAGACCCTCGTCCGGTCTACTCTGGAGTTCTCCCGCATGAACGTCGAGGGAGATATCATCTACCTTGGCACCATGCAGAACAAGGACAGCGTGTACACCGGGCTCCCGGCCCGGGGTGTGACTGTCCGTCTGATGCCTGGCCGTTACCCTGCCCTCGGTGAGGACAAGTACGGCCCTCTGCTGGATCCAGACATCCGTGCAGAGATGGAGGCAGACCCCTCTCTCCGTACTGGTGGTGGGCTCCTGGGGAACCTGGGCAAACCTACTGACCCTGAGCGGTACGACGAAGAGGCTCTCCGGGAGAAGGAGCTGGACAATGGCCCTGAAGGCTTTGCCCTGCACTATCTGCTGGACACCTCCCTCTCGGATGCTCTGAAGTTCCAACTGAAGACTCGGGATCTGATGCTCCTGGATTGCCCCCAGGACCGTATTCCACTCGATGTGATGTGGTTCGGGGACCGCGAGCACCAAGTCACTCTGGATGCTTCCCTCGGTCTGCAGGCTGCCTACATCCAGGAAGCCATGGTCGTTGATGGCTTCGGCTTCGAGCCTCCTAAAGGGATCTGGTGTGCCATTGATCCTGCTGGCCAAGGTGGTGACGAGACCGTCCTGGTGGCTGGTTGTTCCGTAGGCCGTACCATCCACATCCTGGACATGGATGCCTTCCGAGGTGGTCTGGGACCAGACACTGCGGACCGGATCCTCCACTTCTTCCGACGGAACAAGGTGGAGTTCATCTACGTCGAGAAGAACATGGGCCACGGTCTGTTCGGCCTGGGGCTTCGGAACCTGCTACAAGGTACTGACCAGGAGCACCTGGCCTCCTGCATCACTGAGGAGTACAGCACAGGCCAGAAGGAGAAGCGGATCATTGAGACTCTCCGCCCTCTGATGGAGCGGCATCGGATCTGCATCCATCGTAGAGTCCTTGACCAAGACATGAAGCTCCTCCTGGTATACGGTATCCAGGAGCGTCGGGTGTTCAGCCTGATGTACCAGCTCACGAATATTACCGTCGATAGAGGGTCGCTCCTACATGATGACAGGCTGGATGCCCTGGCCATGCTTGTAAGCCGACTCGCCCCTGCAGTCATGAACGATCCTCTCAAGCAGGTTGAGGAGGCTGAAGAAGCCAAGGTTCGGGATTGGCTGGAGAACCCATTGGGAATGCCATGGATCGAACATCAAACGCCGCAACAGCATCAGCCTATGGAATGGGATTGGTGACGGCAATCTTCGGAGGTATGACCGTGCAGGATGTAGCCCTGTGGATCGGTATCCTGTGTACACTCGGCACCTTCATCGTCAACAGCTACTACAAGTGGAAGGAAGATAAACGTGCAGAAGCCAGGGACAAACGTCAAAGCTCTGGTGTCGTCGGCCCTTCTGGCCGGTGCAGTCTACCTAGCACCGCACATGCAGATGTCTCAGAGGGGATTGGATGACCTGAAGAAGCATGAGGGCCTGTCCCTGGTTCCCTACAAGGACCAGGCAGGTGTCCTCACCGTCTGCTATGGAGACACCAAGGACGTTCATCCTCACCGTGTGTACTCCATGCAGGAGTGCAACACCCGCCTCAAGGAGGCCGTAGAGGCCCATACAGCCCCTATCGGGAAGTACGTGGCGGTTCCCCTCACCCAGGGGCAGTACGACGCCCTAGGGGACTTCGTGTACCAGTTCGGAGAGGCGAAGTTCCGGGACAGTACCCTCCTCAAGCGTCTCAACCGCTGGGACTGCTGGGGAGCTACGGAAGCCTTCATGGACTGGGTGAACGTCAACGGAGCTCCCAACCGTGGGGTGACTACCCGCAGAATCCACAACGTCCGCCTCTTTGCCCAAGGGTGTGCGGTCTGGGAGAAGTACGGACTTGGGCCAGCACTCAACACTGAAGGTACAATCGAATGAGCTTCTCTTTCAATGGTTTTCGCATCCTCCCGGGCAAAGGCCTGATAGCTGGTATCGTCATCATCCTGGCGCTGGGCCTAGGGCTTGCAGGATCGCTCAGTATGGCCCTCAAGACCCGGGATAAGGTGATTGCCCTAGAACAAGTCCTGAAGGCCTCAGAAGCCCGTATAGAGGCTCTGAAGGGCATTGTTGAAACACAGCGAGCTGCAGCCTACGATGCTGCAGCCAGTGCTGCCAAAACTCAGGGAGAACTGTCCCGTGCTCAGAACCGCATCCGCCAGGCTGGCTCTGCTGTCCCTGCTGTCCCTGACCGGGTGCGGGCTGTTCGAGACCAAGCCCAGCGAGAGCTTGAACAACTCCGGTCCCATGGCCCCTCCGCCGATCTGTCTGGTGGAGCCCGATGACCTTCCTGTAATCAGCACCTATGACGACGTGCCTGGTCTGGTGGCTTATGCTGCCGATCAGGCATTGTCACGTCTGCACTGCAAGTTCGCCCTGGAGGCACAGTATGCAACTCGGAACAACCAAGTCAGAGAGCCCTGAGTTCCAGACCCTGTACGGCCCGGGGCACCAGGTCATGTGGACCCTCGCTAACACCACTGTGGGTCGTGGAGGGATGCAGGTATCTTTCCGCTTCCGTGCCCAGAAGGGAGGTCAGATGCAGGCCTTCCGTGTGTACATCCAGGGAGGCTCTGGGTACTCCGCTGGCGACGGGGGTATTCTCCGCTTCAGCATCCGGAGGGACAACGGCTCTGGCCTACCCACGGATCGAGTCCTCGGATCAGCCACCTGGACTCCTCCCAGTAACGCCCTGAATGCTGCCACCTTCCCCAGGATCAACCTCTCCGCACCTCTGGTGGAAGGGGAGGTGTACCACCTGTTCCAGGAGAACATCCACGGGAACCCCAGTGGGAACTTCATCAGCACGAACAACGCTCAGATCTACAAGTCTGCTGGACACCCCCACCGATGGCTTGCTGGTCGAGACTGGGCTACCCTGTACCGCGGCAATGCCTCCTCCGCCTGGGTAGAAGGAACCATCAACGGGGACGCTGTGAAGTACTGGTCCCCCATCCTGGAGATCTACACCAACAACGGATCCTTCGGGTACTCCGCCATGGAGGGTGGTTCTGTACAGGTCCGAGGCAACCAAGCCCTCTCCCCTACCCTGTACAACTACAGCCAGCCTATTCGGGAACTCTTCACTCCCCGCCAAAGCATCACCGTAGAGGGCTTCTCCTTCCGGTACAGCGTGGACATTGATGATCATTACCTCGATTGGGAGTTCGGTACCCAGAAAGGAACCATATGGACACCTTGGAAGAACAGCAGCACTCAACAGGTCGGTAGTAATACCATCCAGGGCGGTACCTGGGTAGACGTTGAGTTCAAGGAACCCGTCCAGGTTAATGCCGGTAGACAAATCCCTCTGGTATTTACTCCCAGGAATGGTAATATAATGGTCTCTGATACCCGTAAAGGTAGTAGTGTCGGGTTTAGTACCTGGACAGAATCCATTGGTCAGCGGTATTTAAATGGTAACTGGATAAACTGGAACCATAACCACCACAATGCTGCTGGATCCGATGGCTCCTGGCCTGTGATGCTGCACCTGCGCCAGTGAACTGGCCTCCGAAAGGCTTGACCTCATAGAAGGCCCCAGGAGCCTCTGAGAGCCCTCGGCAAGGGAATCACCCTAGGAAGTCCCCAGAACGCCTCCTAGGGCCCTTCTGAGGCCTCCTGGAGGCATTCCTGTCTGGTTCAGTCGGTACAGGATGCAGTCTGGAGGGTAGGTTGCCTAAGAAGTAGGCATAGAGGGTACCTGGTGGTCGGTCAGCGGTATCCCTCAAAGTGCGAGTAGTACACCCACCTTGAAAATGGGGTCATAGTTTTTCGTACCTACCTCGACCCCTACCGCGCTTTTCCCCCATAGGGTACCCACTGGATTTATAATGGATTCAATAGGTGCACGGGTATTGTCCACACGATGTTTAACGATGATCAATTGTGTCTTACGATTAACGATTGAGGACGGGTATTAATCCGATTGTTGAATGTGTCTTACAGTTAACCTTAGGGTATACCTATAGGAATCGAAGATTCATAGGGTAGATCCCAATGAACGGATAGAGAACGATAGGGGCTATGGATAGTGAGTGATGGTTACTCTTTACCCTTTGATGGATAGGTAGGTAGGGAACAGCTATTACCCTTTGTAGGTACATAGACGAATAGACTATTACCATTTGGATACCTATAGATCAGCTATAGGTAGGTACATAGATAGCTATGGATAGATAGGTAGATAGGTAGACCATAGGTAGCTATAGCTCTATGTACCTACCTATAGAACTACCTAGATACCTATATGTATGGATGAAGTATGTTAGTGGTACTAACTTCTGACGAGATAAGCTATAGATATCAATGAGTTAGATAGGATTAGGTACCTTAGTATCTACTACATGGACGGGGAACAGGAGGAAATCCAAATCCACGTGATGCAGTAATCGTTGACACTGGCTCTAGCACTCTGTTAGACTAATGGCAGAGTGCTAGAGCCAGTGAAACGACAGACAGTAGGTGATAGAATGACGACAGCGTATGATCCTAGAAACAGGGCTTGGCTTCTTCCGCAAGACGTGTATAATTCGATGAGTAGAGCAGAACGCTTGAAGCATCGGAGAACAGCGGTTAAAGCCGTTGAACGCAAATTCAAACGCATCGAAGGAGTGATGCAGCACGGGATGGCGATTGATAGACATCGTGTGATGGATCAGTGGACTAATCGTGATCCGACCGGATCATGCCGCGTCCCTGACAAGCGCCGGTACAAATGGGAAGATGTCGGATTCGGTAAACAAGGGGTTGACAACGAAAACAAAGCATGAGAGCATAACGATACACAAGGGGTTGACTTCAGCGATAGCACCCGATACCATGGATGCTATCACGGGAGAAACCCGGGGTCGGATCAGAACCCAGACCGTAGCGGTGTGCGTCTGCGAAGAGTGGTAGCACACAAGCGTCGGATGATCGGCAGATACCATGCCCGGCAGTACACAGACCGTGTACGCTGGTAGTCCTGAAACACGGGAAGGCCAGAACGAAAATGGTACCAGTAGGCGCGTAGTAACTGGGCAACATGTCGCGTATGTCGAAGACACGTCCGTAGTATTGACGTGACACGGCCGACAGCTAAGGGGTGTAACCCCGAGACCGTGGAGAGCATTCCGCCAACCCTGCCGGGCCATAGGCCTACGTGGACCATTGGCGGATGCCATAAGCGCCTACGCTGCAGTGGGCGCTTATTGCATCCATGTGGATGCTCTAGGAAGGGTCCTAGGAAGCCATAGAAAGGCCCTAGGAGCGTTCCAAGCCCTAGGGTAGGGTGATTCCCTTACCCTATCCTGAAAACCGCTTGTAGGGCCTTCTACGGCCTTTGGAGAACATCATGGAACTGATCCGCAACCTGCCTGAGCTGAATAAAGCCATTGCCAAGATCAAGACGGCTGGTAAGAAACTCGATGACACCATCCAGCTTGTGGGCCTGTCTTGCCTGCAGTATGCGGAAGATCATGGGCAAGTGACCCCGGCTTCTGACCTGTTCAAAGCCCTGCCGAAAGGCGCCCGTCGGAATGCGCTGGCTGAGTGGATGGTGGCCTACGGCAAGATCACGGTCAAAACCACGGCAGAGATTCAGCAGTGGGCCGCAGAGAAAGGCAAAGACAAGGCGGAAGCCCCTGTCTTCAATTACGCCAAGGACAAGGCCACCGATCTTGCTGAAGCTGAAGCAAAGCCGTGGTACGAGTTCCGACCTGAGCGTCCCGTTCAGGAAGTGTTTGACGCGCAGCAGGCGGCACAAGCCCTGCTGAAGCGGATCCAAAAGGCCAAGACACAAGCCGCTGAAGGCACGCTCAAAGTGGAGCATGAAGAGGAAGCCGCCGAAACCTGCATGATGATCCTGTCTGCCCTGGGCTATGAGGTGAAGCAATGATGATCCTTGCCGGCGTGTGTCTGTGGCTTGCCCTGAACATCGTGTTCCTTGCCATCGTTCGCATCAATCCCATCGAAGACTGACAACCTGCCGGCCCGCTACACCATGCAGCGGGCCCGATCCTTTTGGAGTGTACACAATGAATCCGATCAAAGACATCATGGCCCTGAAACCTGCCGAATCGCTGACCGTGGACATCAAGTTCCGGGACGGGCGCACTCGCAAGCTCACGGCGCATCGGCCCGATGAAAGCCCGTTTGTTCAATTCCACTTGGACACTACGCCGGGAATACTGCTGAATGCGCGCCGGATCACGGACCATTGCGTGTACTCCACACCAGCAGGTGCGGATGACTTGACCACCATTCGCTGTGAGATGGCGCAGGCGCGACACGCGCTGATCGCCAAGAAGATCGTGAAGCCTTGTGAGGAGCTGGACTGCCAAATCGGCCTGATCATGGCGAACATCCACGAGGCGCTGGCCGCAAAGGGGGTGCCTGACTCAGACGCGGATGCGGCTGTCTTCAAACTGCTGAAGCAATGGAACCTGCGCAATAACCCCCTCTTCGGCATCATGGAAATGTGCACGTCGGCCAGGATGGGGTTCTCCCTGTCTGTCGGCGGCAAATCGTACACCTTCTGGGTGTATAAGCATAGGAGTGGGTACACGAAGCTAACCTGCAAGCAGTTCGACAAGAATGCCTGGGATGAATGGCAGAAGAACTCCTGGAGCATGTGGAAAGCCATCCAGAAGCAGTGGCCGAACAAGAACCGGGCGCTGGAGCAACATGTGCTGTCTTCCATCCGGGGTATTCTGGATATGCTGAAGGTGCCGGGCGATGAGATTGACGGCATCCTGCGGAAGATCAAAGATGAGTACGACGAGCATGGAGGCTATGATGACTGACCTTGGCTTCCCTGTTCTGCAAATCTTTGGCGTGTGGGTTCTGTCATGCGCTATCCTGCTGCTGGTGCAGTACCTGAATTCCCGCAAACAGCCCAAAGGTTGGGCTACCTCAGAGACCGACCATGATTAATGAATCCATACTGATCACCCTGCTTTCCCCCGAGTACGAGCACAAAGTGGGCAAGATCATCACAACTGGTACTGCCGTCGATGGTAGTGGCGTCAAGAAAGAGATCGACATCCGCTGGGCACGAGGCAAGGCAGGCAGCTCCCTCGTATTCTGGCTGCCGGACATGGATCAGGAAGAGATTGATGCCCGCACGGCTGCCCAGCGCGCAAGCTGGGAACTGAAGAAGGTCTCCATCCGTGGTACAGAGAGGGAAAAGGACGTGGTGATCCTCGAAGCGAAGGAAGCCATGCTGAACCTGGGTTCCATCCTGCTGCTGGCAAACGTCGATGAAGACAACGCACGGCATGTGTGTATCACCCTGTTCTCCGCATGGCTGGCCCACCACATGTTCGGCGCCGGTGCCGCGGGAGAAGAGTAATGGATCTGCTGACCATGGCAACCAATGGCCTGCTCTTCGGGTTCGGGGCGTGGGCCTCGTTCCTGATACTGGGTGGCATCGCTGTCCTGATCTTCATCCTCGGTAACGCAGTCTTCAACTTCGTGGAGCGTCAGAAATGAGACTCATCGAACCACAGGCCCTGAAGGAAGGCATGTCGATTGCCTTCAGCACGTGGCACTACACACGTCCCGTCCAAGGGCGTGTACTCGCAATCGAACCGTGGGCCTCCCATCCTGTGAAGGTTCAATCCCATGTGTTTGGCATCGCCCGATTCAAGCAGTCTGAATTCCTGTCTCTGGAGGCAGCATGAGTAAATCCAATCCCGAACTCAAATCCGAATACAACATCATCGCCCGTCTGCGTGAGCGTGTGGTGCAGGGAATCCCCCTTCCGAATGATTCCCGCTTCACTGTGCATATGCTGGTGGACGGCATGCTGCAGGTCCGTCTGCGTGACGATCCGTCCACCTGGTGCGTGGTGGACGACAATCCCCGAGGCATGACCGAGGCTTCCCTGCTGCTGCACTACGCACCTATTGCCCAGGATGCAGCACGCACAGCCGTTCGCTGGGCACTGCGTGAAGGTGGTGAGGATGGCCTGCCGATCCATCATCGTGTGATCCAGCTCCTGCAGGAAGAGAACGAAGGCAGTCTGCTGCCCGTGCTGCAGCGCATCCAGATTGCCCGTGCATATGATGCTGTGCTGAAGGTCACGTGGCAGGCACAAGATGGCGCCGAGATTGTGCGCTGGTTCGATGCACGGGAACTCACCAAGCTGTCCGATGATGCGCTGGTGGGTGTGTTCTGCACTGGCAACCTTGCCGAAGGTGAGCGTCTGCCTGACGAGCCTGAGTACAGCCGCTGGCAGTACCTGAAGGCATTTTTCACTGGGGACCTGAAATGAGCAAGCCGAACATCAACCTGCTGCGTCACAACGCCAAGCAGATTCTGAAGGCGAACTACGATCCGGACTGGAAAGTCGTGGTGCATGAGAACGGCAAGGTCGAGCTGTACAACCCTCATGAAGATGTCTGGTACTATGAAGGGAACCTGTACAAGGATGCAGGTACCAAAGTGGACTGGACCCGCTACCACGTGGAACGCATGGTCGGCCCTGACGTTACATTCGAGGAATGGAACTTCCACACCAAGACCGAGGCACTCGACAAGCTTGTCGAGCTGATCAAAGAAGATAATGGCCAGCAGATCAACCTGCTGGACTATGGACGATGGCCTGCACGTGTAGTCCGAGTCACCTGCTGCGAGAGCAAACACTTCATCGAGATCATGCCCCGGTTCGTGAATAAGCGTGACTTCAATCGCCTGACCAAGGCACAGGAAGGGTTGAACTACCGGAACACTCGCTGCGATACGGTGGACTCATGGTGAAGCAGCCTATCGTGTACGGACGTGCTGGGTGCGTCCAGTGCCAAATGACCATGCGAGCCCTGCAGGCCAAGGGCCTCCACCCTGATTACTGCGACATCGATGAGTGGCCTGAAGTGGCCATCGAGATGCGCATCCGTGGCATGCGTGAACTGCCATTCGTGCGGTACGGTAAGACCGTATGGAATGGCTTCCGACCTGACATCATCGGAGTATTGAAAGGATGAGCACCAAAGAGCAAGAGCTGCAGTGGTTGCTGGATGCGTGGGAGAAATATCCGGGGGATAACTTCGCCTCCAGCCTGAATCGAGTGCTGCGGAGCTACGGGTACGAGAACACGAATCTGGATGGGGTGAACGCCTATATGGATGCGGACGGGGATCGACGGATTCTCGTCGTCGGCCTTGGGAACCAGACCTTCCACTTCCAGGCGCACATGTACCTCCCGGACCAAGCTGAGCGGCTGCTGTCCGACATCGAATACACCCTTCGGAACTACTACTGATCGAGGAACCACCATGAACGCACAACGCATCGTCTCTGCCCTGACCGTCGCCCTCGGCGCCTTCCTGCTGCAGCCCATCGAATCCTTCGCCACGAACACGCCGGCTGCTGACTGCGTGGGCCATCAAGCCTGCCAGACCAACAGCGGCAACCACACGATGAGCCAAGCTCAGGGGCAGGGCCAGACGCAAGCGTCGCACTCGCAATCTGCTGGTGGTGACGCCAACGTCTCTTCCTACATCGCCCCGCACACCAGCCTGGCCACCGGCGGGTACGTCTACAACAATCGCACCCTGCACATCACGCCTGTGCAGGCCCATGCCCCTGCTGTGGTGGCACCCTCTGCCTTCGTCGCTGCCGTGGTGGACCCGACTTGCGGTCCTCGCCAAGTCATCCAGACCCAGGACGTGCATGGCACCATCATCGGCGTGTTCTCCGACACCCAGGTCAAGCTGGGTGAGGACATGTGGCTGGAGCCTGCAGAGGTTCCCTACCGCACTGTCGAGGTCATGCCGGGCCTGAAGCAGCTCATCGGCCACAAGGTCCGAGAGACCACGGCAGTCGTCACCACCAGTGCCTCGGGCGCCTTCGCCTTCGGTGCCAATGGTAACGGCGGTGCTGGCGGCAGTATCGGCGGTGCCTCGGGCGGGGCCATGCAACGCATGGTGACGACCATCCGACTGCAGGAATGTGTCTATGGGACGATTGACGAGCGTCCTAAGGCAATCCCTTCACCTGCCCCTAAGAAACGCCCTGTGGCCCGTTCTAAGGCCTCCCAGGGGCATTCCCAGCGTAAACCCAACTGCTGAGGTGAAGCATGACTCTCTATGCAATCAGCGCTGTCTTGATCTTCTGCGCCTGCATCATCGAATCGTTCCGGAAGCATGGTACGGTTAAGTGGGTCAATCTGGCCCGTGGTACAGCCGTGGCGGCTGTACTCGCACTGCCCACGGTGCTGCCTCTGCTGATCTTCTTGATTTGCGCCTTCGATCTGAAGCTGGAGGCCTCAAAATGAAGAACGATGCCCCTGGGTTTGTGGTGGGATTGTACCACACTCTACACTGCGGCAGTGATGGCGAGGAGTCTTGCATGATTCTCTCTGTTCCTGTCACTCGCCAGCAGGCTGCCAGTGGGCCTTTTCTATGTGTAACTCAACTGAGGACTGCGTGATGGACTTCCAAGGTAAGTTTCTGTTTGGTGTGAGTGTCGGCACCATCGTCTGGGCAACCTCCATCCTGATCATGATGGTCTTTGATCAGTTCGGATTCCCGGCACTCTCTATCCACCATCTGGGCGCTCAGATGGTGTACTTCATGCTGACCGGGTGGGGTATGGTGGCTTTCGTGAGCCACCATCAGAAAACCCTGCGCAAGGAGGTGGAGAACGCCAAGTGGTCCGCGAGCTTCTGGGAGAGGGAGACGCAACGCCAAAAGGACTACAAGGACTTCTACAAGAAACTGGCGAAGCAGCACAGGGAACATCTGCAGCAAATCAAAGCAACCTTTGGAGATAAATGATGAACACGTACACCCATGAAGACCTGAAGAGCATGGCGGAAGATGTTAAGCTGGCTCAGTTCCTGCGTGACATCTACAAGTGGGAAGATGACTACTCGATCTCCTACGCCTCCCGTAAAATCCTGTGGGAGAACAAGCTGACGGGCAAAGAGCAAGATCCGAAGTGGCTGGAGAAGTACCGAGAACAAATGGTGCAGACTGTACAGGCTGTCCTGCGATTGTGGTCCTACGGGTATTCCGAAGTGGAGTTGGAAGCTGAGGTTGCCGAGGATGTGGTGGAGCAAATACTCCGCATTGAGTGCCGCAACATCGACATCAGGAAACCGGAGAAGGTCCACGCCTTCTGCGGCGCAGTTTTCCACATGTACCCGAAGGTGGTGCGTGAGTTGGGTCTCGACAAGCCCAGGGTTACTCCGACTGAGCTGCGGGCAGTGCTGCTCTGTAAGGGTGTTGAACAACAAGGTGTGGAAAAAGTGCTGGCCAAGAAGGGCATCAAACTATACCCCGCGGCACTGGAAACGCTCACCACGCTGCTGAATACCCCGGAGATGGTGCGTGATCTACTCGACCGTGGACTGGGGAGATGGGAGGAGCGGCATGAGCAGTGGCTCCCAACCCTAGTTGAGGCTGCAAAGGTCCCTCAGGAGGCACACCGACAGGCGGAAGCAGAGTCACGAGGGTACCGACCGTTTGTGGCGTGCGCCATTGCGGGGATGACTTACGCCTGGGATCTTCTGGAGAAGTTCATCAGTGCCCTACGCCCGGAAATCCGGCGCCTGGCAGACACAACTGCACTCGCAACTGTGTATGAAGAAGACGAGGACGGGTACATCAGTCAGTGCTCAGAGTTCTCGTCGGCCATCGCGTACATGGTTGTATGGGGATACAAGGGCAGCGACGGAAGCAATGACCTCCGGAAGATCACCACAACCAATCCCTGGGATTCAAAAGAGGTCAAGACTTTCTACTTCGTGCGGGGCTGATATGATCACACTGAACCGAGCCCAATTGCAATCGCTGGCGGATGACACTGGCACCATCGCTACCTTGGAGGGTATGTACAAGTGGCGGGAAGATGTCGGCATCCGATACTCAGATAAGCTGCGACTGCTGGCCAACGAGAACGTCAGGACACCCAACGGGGAGAAGCTGCTGAATGAGCGGCGTAGTGCAGCCGCTTGGGCTGCGGTCACGCATCTGCGGCGGTGGGCAGGGGACTACAGTTATGTGGAGAGCCCCTTCAGTACTCAGGAGGGATTCCTGGAGGCGCTCATGCTGTGTGTATGCAAGCAGAAACATCCGGATGCGTGGGTAGCGCCGGGTGTCGAACCCACTGTGTACCTGCGGAAGTACCCGAAGCTTGTGCATAACCGGGAGCTTCCGAAGCGGGACTACTCCCACATCGCGGTGGAGGCTCTGCGGGCATTCGACTGGGTGGATCGAGCCTACCTCAGCAACTACCTGGAAGACAGTAAGTTCGAGTGGACCCCTGCAGAACTGGATGTCCTGACATACGTGCTGCGAACGTACGGCGCGGTCGAGGCCTTTACGAGCACCCGCATCGATAGCTGGGAGCACAGGTACGAAGAGTTCATGCCTGACCTTATCAAGTGCATCCAGGTGCCGGAGTTTGCACAGGATGTGTACGACACGGTGCAGGAGGGGCGGTACAACCTCAAGGAAGCTGAGGCTGTCGTGGCAGTACGCAAGGCTGACGAGCTGCTCTGGCGATTCGCAGAAAGCATTAAGGCGGATCTGAAGTACAACCAAGAGCGGTTCGGGGACTTCAAGGCATACACCTTGTGCGTGGGTACCCTGTGCAGGGACGAGGGGCAGTTCCTTGGCAGGATGGTGGCGTGGGAACGCTCCATCAAGACGAATGGGAACGACTCTTTCATGGTTGTGACCGTGTGGAAACCCGGCAAAAAGGATGACCCGCGCCACTACTACCTCGTGAAGGAGTGACATGGAAGAGTGGCTGCGAGTTGCGCAGTCACTCCCCGTAGGACACTCAAGGCGGATCCGCCACGGACATGAACTCAGGGATAACCTGGTGGTCCACAACAGACCGGATCGGTGGTCTGCCTGGTGCTTTCGTTGTAATCGGGGATGGACTGAACGCAAGACTCATGTGAAACAACTGGAGATCAAAGTGGAACACAAGGACTGGAAGAAACTGCCTGAGGATCTGCAGCATCCTCCGGAACACATCATGGCTGACCGGCTGTGGCGGTACGGGATCACCGAACATCCCGCCCTGCAGATCTGCGGGTACTGGCCTCGGTACAGCCCCTCTGCCCAGCGCCTGTACCTGATCCGTGGGGATCAGTGGGAAGGGCGGACCGTCAGCAACGAAAGCACTGCCCCGAAGTGGGTGCACTCGCATCCTTATTCGGAGTTCCGTGTGCATGGGCCGTCTGGCTGCCGTCCTCCGAAACCCTTCGTCATCGTCACTGAAGACGTTCTGTCGGCAGTGAAGTTCGCACACGCCCTGCACGGCCATCGTGAGGCGCTGATCGTCAGCACGCACGGCACTGGCCTGCACCGTGAAGCCCTGCGCCTGCTGGTGCAGTACGATACTGTGTACTTCGCCTACGATGGTGATGAGCCGGGGGACCAAGCCTTCCGCACTGCCCGCAAGAAGCTCGCTCCCTTCGGGATCACCATGGCCAAGCTGGCCATCCCTGAAGGGCATGACCCCAAAGACCTTACCATCGAAACCCTTCGTACCCTCATTCCGGAGTGATACCATGAAAAGCATGAACGCCAATGACCGTCGTGTTGCCAAAGAGTCCTTCGACGACTTGTACCCGTTCTCGGTCCAGCGCCTGGGTGATGACTGGGTGGTGTACAACCTGGCCAAGGAAGGTACCGAGGCCACGTATGGCCGTTTCAAGGACTCCAGTGGGGCCTACAAGCTCGCCAATGCTCTGGCTAAGGGGGAGATCACCATGCGCCCTGCGAAGGGCCCCGATAGCCTCTATGTGGCTCAGAAAGCCATCAACCTTGGACCTGTGGGGAACAACCTGGCATGAGCTTTGAGCAGAACCTGCTGCTCGCTCTGACTGATCGCCAGAAGTTCCGGGTGCTGGCGGGATCCGTCCCGCCTACCGTCTCTACCGAGACCAAGGTGCTCCTGAAGTGGTACAAGAAGTACTTCAAGGCTGTTCCCAGTGGACCCAAGCTGGACTTCGGCACCCTCAAGGAGATGGTCAAGCTCAAGAGCAAGGACAAGGAAGGTACGGACTTGCTCATTGCCCTGGTGAACTCGCTGGAGGCCGTCGAGCCTGACGAGGAAGCCCTGGCCGCTGTGGGCGAGCAGCTTGCAGCAGAGGACTTGCGAGGGAAGATCGGCGCTGTACTCGCAAGGTATGATGACGATGAGGAGGTGGACCTCGCCTTCGAGTGTATGCAACTGGCTGATGCCACGTTGCGTAGCACTGGGAGGCAGTCGGCACATGACTACGAGGACACCCCCATCGAGGAACTTCTCGCGGAGATCGACAAGGATGAAGGCCTCAAGTTCCGACGCTGGCCCACGCTTTACCATGGGCTGGTGGGTGTCATGCCTGGCATCAGCGTTGCTGTCGCAGCTCGGCCAGACAAAGGCAAATCCTCGCTTGTAGCATCCATTGCTACGGACTGGGCTCCCCAGGCTGCCAAGCTGTGGGGAACCAAACGTCCGATGCTCTGGCTGAACAACGAGGGCAAGGGCCGTCGATTGATCCCCAGGATCTACCAGGCTGCCCTGGGTGCCAGCACTGAGCAACTGATCAAGTGGAGCAACGACAAGTCCCTCCGCAAGCGGTACGAGCAGGCCATTGGCGCTCCCTACGACTTCATCCGGGTCAAGGACATGCACGGTGCCAAGATGTCCGAGATCGAGCGTGTGATCAGCGCTGTGCGTCCCAGTGTTGTGTTCGCGGACATGCTGTCGAACTTCCATATGGGTGGCCCTGTCGGCGCCAAGCATGAGGAGATCGAGCAGGTCTGGGTCATGATGCGGGAGCTTGCAGCCCGGTATGACTTCGTGTCTGTCGGCACCATCCAGATCAGTCAGGAAGGGGCGAACATGCTGTACCCTCCCCAGTCAGCCTTGAAGGAATCCAAGACTGGCGTACAGGGTGCGGTGGACCTGCTGCTGATGGCAGGGAATTATGAGGCCGAGAACTCGGAGATCCGGGGCTTCAGCACAACCAAGAACAAGCTGCAGAAGAGTGGGCACCCGACGTACCTGAAGGCGTCTATCCACTTCGACTCTGCACTGTGCAACTTTACGGAGGTAGAATGAGCAAGGTACTCATGAAGGGCGTCTCGATCAAGCGAGGCGATGAACTCGGCTTCCCTGTCATTGCCGAAGAGAAACTGGATGGTGTGCGCTGCCTCGTGCAGGTGGTGGGCAACCGCGTGAACTACATCAGCTATGCTGGCAAGGAGCTGCACAACCTCAGCGACTACGATGAGCTGTGGCTCCGCATCCGCGATGAGTTCAACCTCGCCATGTTCGACTGCGAGTTCGTGTACAAGGACTTCGATGCCACCTACAAGGTGGTTCGGTCCAAGAAGCGGCCTGCATGGTTCGATCCTCTGGACGGACGGTTCTTCCTGCTGGACTACCCCACCCGGGTGCTGGGATACCGGCTGTCCCTCTTGAAGCTGCAAGAGATTGCAGACAGCGGGTACCCGACCATCCGTCGGCCGTACAAGGAGACGCTGCACAGCCTGGCGCAGGTGCAAGACCTGTTCAAGCGTGTGGTGACGAATGGTGGGGAGGGCCTCATGCTGAAGGAGATGTTCGGGTACTACACCCAGGGTGGTCGCACCAAAGCCTGGGGCAAGCTGAAGCGGCAGGAGACCATGGACGGGCAGATCATGTTCCTGTCGGAGGCCATCGACAAGAATGGCAACCCCAAGGGGGAAGTGGGGAGTTTCACTGTCCGCTTTGACATGGGCAACGGAATCCTGCTGAGTGCCGATGCCTCCGCATCCAGACTTACCCTGCAGGAGCGTCGGAACATGTGGGCGAACAGGCGCCAACTGGAAGACAAGTGGTGTGAAGTGCAGTACATGCAGGTGGACCGGGCCGGTGGGCTCCGGCACCCCGTGTTCCTGCGTATCCGGGAGGACAAGGAATGATTCCCTACGAAGATGCCTCCAGTGTACCTGTGGTTACTGTGGGTATTCGTACTGGAGAGTGGATACTACGTGAGGATACCTCACGGTATCAGTGGCGGGTGTATAGATGTCGGGCCGATGCGGCTGGATACCGCCGTGATGGTGGCCAAGGAACAAATCGACTCTTACATATCCATCCATAAGCAATTCATGGGAGGTTCAAAATGAACAGACCTGCCAAAACCATCATGGCCAGTGTACAGGTGGTGCACTACCGAGAATCTACCGGGTACTGGGTGGAAGCACACCCGGAGGACCTCAAGCAAGGGTACAGGGCAGGGCCATTCCTGCTCGGTGATGCCATCGAAGAAGCGCAAAAGCAGCTTAGCAAGATGGTGACACAAACCATGTACAACGATATCTGAGGTTGCAATGAGCGAGCTGTCAAAAGAACTGCACATGTTTGTAGCTAACCAATGGGTGCGGGGGAATGCCGCAACTCCAGGGGTGGCTAAGGCCGGTTGCTCTCACTGGTTCCCCGGAGGAGTCACGGAGGTTGCTGTCGGATCAAAATACAAGTACTTCCAAGGGGCCACACCTGCAGAGGTTACGCAAATGCTCAAAGGCGCCGGGTGGTACGGACCGCACGCCAAAGCGGCCCAAAGGATTCTGCAGGGAGCTGAGTTCGAGCAGATGGAAGTGCGCTTGGCCGTATCCTACCTCAATAAGGTGTTCGTCAAGGTGGGAGACGCGGTGGATTTCCTTAAGTATGGGAGAGGCAATTCCCCTGCCCTGTTCCTGCTGGCGGCTTACAGGAAGCTCAAGAAGGCCAAAGAGGCGGAGAAGCTGGTCCAAGCTGCTGCCTTTGTAGAGCGGTATGGCGCCCGGCCCCGCAAACTGGGGGATCTGATGCCGGAACGAGGCCATACCAGCCGTATGCAGGGGCCGGATATCAATGTCCAGACCCTCCCGAAGCCCCAGAAGCTGAATACTCTGCTGCTGCATCGTGACCTGGTCAATGCCCTCGAAGCCGTCAACCGCGTCCTGCACTGGGGCTGCAACGAACGGCAACCACCTTACCCCGAGACCGGCTGGAAGGACGTGCCTCTGGACAAGTACAAGCAGGCTCTGCTGCGCCATCAGTCTGAATGGCTGAAGGATCCCATGTCCCTGGATGATGAGAGCGGTAAGCTCCATCTCGCACACATGGCCACAAACGCGCTGATCCTGCTGCAGCGCTGGCCGGAGGAGGGTAAGAGTGGCAGCACTGATCATTGACCTGGAGACAGAGACCAAGCCGGGGGCTGCCGTCGTAAGCTTGCCGTATGACCCTGACCTGTGGATTGTCGCCATCGGGATGTCCAAGACATCAGACTCGGAGACGTTCCGGCAGAAGGGGAAGTACTTCCGATCCAAAGAAGAGTCCGAGGCCTACCAGTTCAAGATCCCCGCTGACGTGGATCTGCTGGTGGGCCACAACTTCGGGTACGACCTACAGTGGATGTGGGAGAAGTGGCCAGAGGAGGTCGAAGCCTTCTTCCGCCGGGGAGGGCAGATCTTCGACACACAACTGGCAGAGTACCTGCTGTCAGGCTTCAGAGAGACCTCCCCAGCCCTGACGGATGTGGCGCCCAAGTACGGGGGCACCATGAAGGTCGATGCAGTCAAGGCCCTGTGGAAGGCTGGTGTGCGTACCAGTGAGATTGACAAGTCCCTGCTGTATGACGAGTACCTGATGTCGCTGGACTACGACTCTGGGCTGGGTGATATCGAGAACACCCGCCGAGTGTTTTGGGGACAGGTTAAGAGGCTCCAAGAAGAGGGTATGTGGGACAACGCCATGGCACGCATGGGCGGTCTGGTGTTCAACGTCATGGCAATGCGGTCCGGTCTGCACGTAGATATGGATGTGGCCCGGACCCATATCAAGGAACTGCAGGAGGAGCAGCAGAAGCTGGACCAGCAGGTGCAGGAAGCATTCCAGTTACTGGTACCTGAAGGTGCTCCGGTCAAGCGCACGGACTACGGTCTATCCTCCCTTATCTTCGGAGGCTACTACGACTACGAGGCACCCGTCCCGAGAACAGACCGAGAGGGGAATCCTATCCACGTCAAGGCGCCCATGTGGCAGACCAAGGCCGGGCAGTTCTACCCCTGTCAGGAGGCGCCGGAAGGATTGGACTACGTGAGGTACGCCTCGGGCAAGAACAAGGGTGAGCGGAAGATCTTCATGGTCGAGACTGAAGAGGTTCAGACCAAGAAGGGTGTACTCACAATCCAGCTCAAGGGGCTGGTCAAGCGCAGCCGACTGGACCCCGAAGTCCAAGACAAGATCGAGGACGGGATCGGCAAGCGTACCTTCAAGGACGGCACTCCTGTACTCCCAGTGGGGCGAGAGATTCTGGAGATGGTAGCAGCCTCATCTGCAGTTCCGGAAGCCTCTAAGCCCGTTCTGAAGGCTCTGGTGAGGCTTTCCGAGATCGACAAGGATCTGGGGACGTACTACCTCAAGGAGACTGAAGTCAAGACCAAGAACGGGGTGGCGATCAAGGTCTCTGGAGCCCTCCAGTACCTGCAGGAAGGGAACCTGCTGCATCACGAGCTTAATACCACACAGACGGTTACGGGGCGCCTAAGTAGTTCGAGGCCTAACCTCCAGAACCTGCCGAGAGACGGAACCAGCCGTGTCAAGCAGATGTTCACCAGTCGGTTCAACGATCCGATCTGGCTGGGGTATGCACTCGAACGGAAGGAGATCAGCCAGCAGACCTACGACTACTGCATGGATGGCCTGAAGGCAGGGAAGCCTGTCGGACGGATCATTGAAATTGACTACACCTCCCTGGAGGTGGTCACTCTCGCGTACATGTCCCACGATAAGAACCTCATCAAGGCTCTGATCAGTGGCACGGACATGCACTGTCTGCGGTTGGCCAAGAAGCTGGGTGAGAAGTACGAGGATGTGCTGCTGAAGTGCAAGGACGATACCCACCCTGAGCACAAGAAGTACAAGCAGATGCGGACGGAGATTAAGCCTCCTGCCTTCGCCTACCAATACGGCGCCACCGAGTACGGTATCGCGCGCAGTACGGGTATGTCCGTGGAAGCTGCGAAGAAGTTCATCGACGACGAGAAGGCCCTGTTCCCAGGTGTTGAGCGGTGGTTCAACAACGACGTGTTCCCCAAGGTGCAGGCCAGTACCTGGAGTGAACGTCGGATGGGCGCTGATGACAAGTACTACACGGAGACATTCGGGGAGTGGCGTGCCCCGTCCGGTACTCGGTACACCTTCAAGAAGGAACTGAAGATCGTGTGGAAGGATGGGCAGAGGCTGAACACTCTGCAGTTCAAGCCTACCCAGATGCGGAACTACATGATCCAGGGCGAGAGTTCCTTCTTCGTCCAGACCATGGCAGGTGACGTTGCTTACGCCATTATCAACAAGCCGAAGTGGAAGGGCAAGGTGTACCTTATCAACCAAGTGCACGACGCCCTGTACGTTGACTGTATCGACCGCGCTGTCAACGCTGTTGTTAAGCTGGTCAAGGGAACCATGGAACGGATCCCTGAACGGTTTGAGCCCTTTGGGTACAAGCCGGTAGTACCCTTCCCGGCAGCAGCCGAGGCAGGTCTTGACATGTTCACGAAACATGAGGTTCACGTATGAAAGCCAAAACCAAAGCCCCCCGCATCGTTTCCCTGATCAAGAAAGCAGCCAAGGATGTTGCCGAACTCCGGGGGAACATGCACGAAACCGAAGTCGGCGGTAGCACTCCGCTGCCTGTCGGTCCGTGCCTCGCTACCCTCATCGGCTACATCGAGCTGGGTGATCGGCCCCTGAGCCCGAAGGCCAAACCTGGGACCAACGCCACGAAGGACGCCTTCTCCCTTGCGTTCGCAATCCAGCCGCTGAAGGCCAAGGCCAAGAACAAGGACGACTACTACCACGATGGTGTGCCTCGGGTGGTGTACACGTACCCGCAGAAGATCTCCCGGCAGGAGAAGTCGAACCACAGTAAGTGGGCGCGGACCATGGACCCGGACGGTACTGCAGGCAGCTTCCCTGGCCTGATCGGCCGTACCTACATCTCTGCCATGAAGGAGAGTAAGGATGGCAAGTACGTCAACCTGGATATGGACATCATCCGCCCCGCCGTGGATGACCGTACCGATGAGCCTATCGATCCTCCGGTTGCCTTCCCAGAGGATCAGTACCAGCTCTTCCTGTGGAACGATCCGACGGAGGAGATGTGGGCCAGCCTCAGCTATACCGACAAGGAAGGGAACGTGCAGCAGGGCCGCATGCAGCGTGACATCCTCGCCGCTACGAACTTCTCTGGCTCGCCCATCGAAGAGCTTCTGGCCAATGGCGGTGTTCTGGAGAAGGAGCTGGAGGAAGCTCACAAGGTCGAGGAAGAACGCCAGAAACGTGCCGATAACAAGAATGATGCCGGGGACGTGGAAGAGCCTGAGGAAGAGGATGATGAGGAAGACACTCCCCCGCCTCCGAAGAAGGCCACTGGCGTGAAGCTGCCGAAGGTCGGTAAGGCCAAGCTCCCGGAGCCTGAAGAAAACGAGGATGAGGACGACGACTTCGA